GTAGAAGAAAATCGTGTTGGAGATATTTCTGATGCGCAAATGCAACAAGATCAGAGAGAGATAGAAAAAAGATATGACCCAGACACAACCCAAACCATCGACAAAGTACCGAGTGACAGGATTGCTGAAAGCTCAGAAAGCAGGAATACAACTGAACAAGTCGGAGTTAAGGATAATAGCGAGGCACAATCCGAAGACGCAGACCCAGACAGCTTCAATGCAGTCACCGAACAAGCCAAACCAAACGTAGAAACAAAAACAAAAAAGAAAATAAATAAACCTAAATTTGCCGTTAATCCGTTAGCTGCTTGGACTGGACGTATTCCGTTTAAACCAGCATCACGTGATTCATTAGAAAAAGAAATTAATAAGTTAACAGGCGAAAGATCAAATCTGCGTGTACACGTATTTAACACAGAAGCTGAAGCCGTAGAAGCTATTAACCAAGACAATAATATACCTAACGTAGATGCGGAAGAAATTAAAAGAGTTCAACCATATGGTTGGGGTAGCAGATGATGAAGCAGGAGTACCACACGCTCATTTTATTCTTGATCGTATTCCTGAGGGCGGTGAAGTAGCTGCTTTTATGCATGAAGTTGGCGGACATTTAGGTATCGACAGAATTCTTGATAACAATGACAGGCTAGAAATAGCAAAACAAATTGGAAAATGGGCTAATTTAGCGGACGGATCTATAGAAAGTAAAATAGCAAACAGAGCGCTTGACTCTTTAGACAACGCATTAGCGCAGGGAGATTTGTCTGACCCTGAACTTATTTCAGAAACTATTGCCTACTTTCTTGAGCAATCAGCATTAGCTGGAGTTAACCCTAGTGTAAATAATTCTATTAGTGAGTTTGTAAAAAAACTACGCGACTTATTTGTAAAAGCGTTAGATAAACTTGGGGTAAATACAGCTGATTTAACTATGCAAGATATTACTGACATGGCATACGGTGCGGCTCGTATAGAATTAATGCACGGTCGAACAGATGCTACTGTTAAAAGACCATTTGTATATCCTTCAATGGAGGGAGCTACGAGTTTTGGTGTAAGATCTAACAAACTAAAAAATTGGATAAACGGAACTCACGGTGAAACTACACAAAGTGTAATAGCCGATGGTGCAGAAATTGCTAAGCAAGCCGCAACTCAAGTTGAGTTTTTGCATCAAGTTATTAGAAGAACAAAAGAAATAATGCCTTCTCTAGGTCGATGGTACGAGGGGATACTAGATGTTGAGGCTACTAGAACCGAAATAAGAAAAAGTTTTGAAGACATAGCTTTGCGATCACGCAGTTTAAAAGCTGATAGATTATATTTAGTAAATGATTTTTTAAGCAAATCTACATTTTTCCAGAAATGGGGGTATGACCCAGAAATAGAAGGAAAAGATGTAAAAATTGATCCAATTATGCAAAAAGCTTTTGCGCGGCTAAATAAAAAAGAACAACAAATCGTAAAAGATGTATTTTTCTCATGGTGAAAAAATGCGTCAAAGAAAGATAAAAATAGCTAAACAGTTTGGCGTATCAGGTAAATTTTTTACAGACGCCGCACTAGAGGGGCCGTATGCTCCGCTTAAACGATTCGGTCAATATGTTACTGTACTTAAGTCTCAAGAAATGAAAGACGCAGAAGACGCAAAAAACGCAGAAGGTGCAACTAAAGAAGATAGAGAACTTTATAACAAACTTAGCCAAGACCCAAACCATTATGTTGTTAGTTTTTTTGACACTATGGGAGCTGCAAAATTATTTGAAAAAGCAAACAAAAACAAATTTAAATTTACTAGTTCTACTGAAAAGAGACCTGATATTGACACCGATAGAATTTCTAATCCTGATGCTTTTGAAAAAGTTCTTGGGGCGTTAAATGCTGGAAAAGATTCAGGAATTGACAGTAATGCTAAACAAGCATTTACAAAAATGGTTAAAGATCTTTATTTTAATTCTTTAGACGAACGTAACGCAAGACTTTCTGGGTCTAAACGATTAAACCGTGCAGGCTACGAGCAAAACATGATGCGGTCGTTTATATCACACGCAAAAGCTGAAGCAAATCTTATTGCGCAAATGGAACATGGAACTAAAATTAACACAGCATTTGCTGAAGCAGGAAAAGAAGTTAACACTGAAGGAAATGTTCCTGATTCTCAAAAAAATGCTGCTTACGTGTTAGTAGCAAAACATTACAACCAAGTTCTTAAAGGCGATCAAACGCCTATTCAAGATAGGATAAATGCGGCTAACTCTGTTTACATGCTTTTAACAAGTGTTGGCTATCACGTTACAAATGCTACTCAACCTACCATGGTTACAGTTCCCCGAATTGCAGGAGACTTTAATGACTATACTGGTGCTTGGAAAGGACTTACTAAAGGGTATGGTTTAGCAACAGATATAGTACGTATGTCTAGCTCTTTGGAAACTAACGTTGACGTAGAAAAAGCACCTAAAGAATACCAAAAATTACTAAAACGAATGGAACTTTATCAGTTACTAGACGTTGGTATGGAAGAAGATTTATCTAGCTTTGAGAGATTTGATTCAGGGTATGATGCTTTAAATCTTGCAGCTGACACAGCAGGAAAAGTAACACATAAATTATATCAAGTTTCTCGTTTAGTTGAAGCTGTTAACCGTATATCTACTGCAGTATCAGCATATGATATGGCAAGAAAAAACCCTGCAAGGACTACGTAACATGAAAATGACTGCTGAAGAATATGCTATTGCAGTGGTTGAAGACACCCAAGGTAATTTCTCTTCATTGGACACACCATTACTGCTTAAACGACTTCCTAAAGTTATGACGCAGTATCGTAAGTACCAACTTTTAATGGGGTGGCATTACGCAAACGCGTTTAAACAAATTAAATGGGGATCTCCCCAAGAAAAAGCAGCTGGTGCACGTATTCTTGCGTACTCACTCGCGCATGCAGGAGTGTTTGCAGGTACAGTTGGAATGCCTTTAGTGTCAACATTGTTCTGGCTAACAACATTTATAGGAGACCAAGACGAACCAGATGATCTTGAACGATGGATTGATAGAAACATTGACGATGGTTTGTTTGGAGACATTCTTTCGCGAGGTGTTTTATCTTCTGTAGGAATAGATTTTAGCGCAAAGTTAGATCAATCAAAAATATTTAGTCCGTTTCCTTTTGTAGAATTTAAATCAGGAGAAGCAGGGTTTAATGAAATGGCGGCGGGTGCGCTTACGGGCCCTGCTGGTACAACTGGTGCTAATTTTTACAGAGCGTACGAATATTATTCAAAAGGTGATATAATGAAAGGCATTGAATACTCAGTGCCTAAAGGTATTAGAACAGCTTTAGAAAGTTATCGCTTAGCTACTGAAGGATACAGCCTTAAGAATGGTGATGTTGTAGTCGATCCTAGAGATATGGGGAGTGTAAGTCTCTTTTTAAATGGTCTTGGTATTCCTGTTGGAGATGTGCAAAAAATTAAATGGACAAGAGGGCAACAATACGTTCTTGAAAATTACTATACTAAAGAAACTAGTAAAATTACACGTAAATATATTGAAGCTCATAAAAATAGAGATCGCGATACAAAACGTGCGTTACGTAAAGAATGGAAAGAGCTGCAAAAATCAAAAGCTAGAGTACGATCGTTTTTTAACAACGCTCGAGGACGTACTTAAACAGTTCAACCTCTTACAGATTTAATTAAGAGCTCCAATGCGGCGAGTAAAACGAGAAAAAGAAAAGCAGAGCACTATTTGGGAACTAAATAACAATGCACTTTAACAGTTTTGTAAAAGAAAAAAAACTTGCTAAGCCTATATACTGTTGTGTGTGCACAAAAGAAATAAATAACATAATGGATAGCCACGACCCAGAACCTTTATTCCAAAAACCAAATAGGGTTTGCAATGTGTGTAATGAAGTTGTTGTATCAATACGATTAGAAAAAATAAGAAAAAGGAACAAGTATGGCTGGGATGAAAGGACACACAATAAAAGGTGGGCATAAACGTGCTACTAAATCTGGAGCGGGAATGACTAAAAAAGGTGTTGCTAAGTATCGACGTGATAATCCTGGTTCTAAGTTAAAAACTGCTGTTACAGGTAAAGTTAAGAAAGGAAGCAAAGACGCTAAAAGGCGTAAATCTTTTTGCGCTAGATCAGCAGGTCAAATGAAAAGATTCCCAAAAGCGGCTAAAGATCCAAACAGTCGATTACGTCAAGCTAGAAAAAGGTGGAAATGCTAATGAGTTTATACAGAAATATACATGCAAAAAAGAAACGTATCGCCGCTGGTTCAGGTGAAAAAATGCGTAAACCAGGCACTAAAGGTGCGCCAACTGCGGCAAATTTTAAACGTGCCGCTAAAACAGCAAAAAAGAAAAGGAGCTAATCAATGCCACAAGTGGGGAAAAAATCATTTTCGTATAGCAGTGCAGGAAAAAAGAAAGCTAAAGCTTACGCCACTAAAACTGGTAAAAAAGTTGTGAAAAAGCCTATGGCTAAACGAATGGGTAGTAAGAGGTATTAACAAATAACCTCCCTGTTGGCTACGCCAACCACCTCAGCCCCCGATCCCAGTTCGGGGGTTTTTTTATGACTGAGAGACGTTTGCCGTTGTGTCGGCTTTCTCTGGAGCAGTAGCTAGCCCTACACCCACACCGTCCATCAGTTTATGGTACTTTAACTCATAACAGCGAGACATACCGCTCGGTATAGTAGAACCTTGACCGAGATACATTCTCTTATTTGGTTCTCCAGTTGGTTGCATTACAAGATAACCTGAATTATCTAGTTCGTCGCGTAGTGCTTTTGGCGCAACACTATTCTCCTTGCACCAGTCAGCGAGAGCTTTAACTGAAATAAACGCTTTGCGGTCTTCCGTACACAACCGTCCTGCAGGCGGAGCACGTAACGGCATCGACGTATCTTCTTTGTTTGTGTTCGCAGATCCTAGCCGCTTGGTAACGATGAGTCGTCCGTGTAATGTAGCAATGAATGTAGCAAGGTGTTCACGTATATCTGTGTTAACTTCACGCCTGCTTTCACGCATCTGTACTACTTGAGCAGATGCCCACTTCTTCATTGCGTTTACATCAAACGAAACTAGCCCAATCTTTTCTGCAATCTTACCCGCAACTAACGCTGTGACAATTGTATCACGATAGAAACGTTCCTTGTTATCGTCTTCTGATTGTGGATTAAACTTACTTCTTGCGGCTACTATCTGCCGTCGTACCCAATCTTTGTTTTTTATAATAAAACGTATGAAAGGAAGACATGCTTCTCCGTAAACATTATCCATGTGGTGTTCGACAAAAGACTGAGTAATATCAGGAAACGTATCTTTTACAAAACCTTCAGACAACGGTACTTCAAAGAAGCGTAACTGTGTTGCTTCAACCTTATATCCAGCAGGTAGTTTTGCGATGCTTTCTAAAATGCTATCGTTGGAAGTAATAAACGAGTTCTTAAACCACTGACCGCCTACTGTAGCAAACCGCCCATTGGTAGATAATCTTTCTTTGTCTCGTCCGTTGGCGAGCGCGTATCCAGTCCTGGTTAGCTCCTCCGACGTTCTACCAGAAAACTCGTCAAGGAGTAGAGGGACAGCACCCATGATTGCGATTCGCTTAATGACTGCGTTGAGTGTAGAACCTTGTTCCCCTGTTTGGCGTTCCATATATTCTGGCTTACCATAAAAACCGCAAGCAATCTTAGCGGCGGTAGATTTACCTGTACCCCCATGACCTGTAAAGGCGAGAGGTAATCCATGCCAGTTCGACGATCCCATGAGTTCTACAAGAACCGATCCCATTGAATGACAGAGCGCAAACTGAAAAGGTTCAGCACCTTTCCTATTATACAAAGTATCAATGTTTGCTATCCACTCTTCTAGTCGTACCTTTCCTACCAAAATCAACTGCAACATCTGTTGGTACGTTAGGGTCGCATAAAACTTCGTGAGAACCTTTTTCTGTAATCATTTTTGTGCCCATCACAAAGCCTTTGCGGTCTTCTGTCCACCCGAACTGCCCATAGGTTTTTGTTTCAACACGGTATTTCTGTAATGTTTCAATGAGAGTTTCAGCAAATTCTGCCATATCATTCCTCGCGTTTCTTGTTCTCGTTAAAAATACTTCATGGGAAGCTAACGTTTCTGACATTTGCGAAGGAGACGCTAACTCTGAGGTTGGCATAAAAAACTCACGCCATTGTCCATTTTTTTCTTTAGCTTTCCAATGTATAACCCACGTACCTTCGCTATCTCTAATACGGTTAATCGGGTACACAAAACTCTTACAAAACGGTTTCCATGATACAGCTCCATCGTCGTCAGTATAGGCCCGACTCAGAGCAACTCCGTTCCATCTAAAATTCTTATCCCACCAAGTCCTTGTTATCCAAGGTATTGTTTGTCCTTCAACTATCACCGCGTTACTAGCTTGTTGACCGTCACCGTCGTCGTCGCTCCCGGCTGCAGCTGTTTCCTGAACGACGGGAGGTTTTATGTCTGGAGGGCAGAAACCTTTGTCTCTTGCGCCATCAATCATCTTCTGAACTTCATCATGTGTGTCTTCAGCAGAGTACCCTTCTAGGGTTAACTCTCTAGCTAATCTGTGAATTTCAGCATCTGTGTTGCCTTTAGTTACCCATGAGGCAACTAATTTAAGCATGTTGTTATGCCATTCTTCGCCGTTTAATACAGCTTCACGCGCCTCAGTGCGATCAAGTTTTTCTCCGTACTCAACAAAATCTCCAAAACCACCTTTAGTAGTAGCTGCGTTGCACATCGTTATTTGCAATGAACTCAAGCATTGTTGTACGCAAGTGTTCAACAGAATAACGTTTTCCTTGCTTAAGAAGCTTTACAGGTAACGGCCTTCCATACTTTTTATTGTGCGTACCTACAGGTCTGAGCACACGTGCAGAATCTAAATCAACAGCCTTATCAATTTTCATACTAAGAAAGGTTGTCACGTCTCGCTTCAACGTTGAAAGTTCTAGCCAAGTTGCTTTGTCTACTTCCTCGTCAATATGAAAATACGTGTGGTAGCCACCTCCGCTATCAACAACCGTTGGCGTCAGCCGTAGCGCCTGGGCCAGCTTTGCAACGTCGGCAATTGCTTCTTGTTTACTGTTGTATTTTTTATCTTCGTCAGGGTGTACGTCGTAATCATCGTACAGCGCTTTACAGCACGCGACGTTATCTTGTGTACGTATTCTAAACTTATCTTTGTCGTCTTTGTACCAGTCATTAAACGAGTTAATAGCAACGTAAACTTCATTAGTTTGATCTAACTTTATAGCTTCAGCCGCCGCTTCTGCTACGGTTGTAAACTTTCTATTTTTCCACCAACTTCTGCCATGTTCGTTTGTTTCTGGGACACCTAGCACAATGTGCCCATTCGACGGCAGTAGCCACTCGAAGAACTCTAGGGTCTCCATTATACACCTCCATATTGTGTCTATGTGTTAAAAGTATGGTAGCCGAAAACAATCCGACTACCTAGATTTTTTGGCAGAAATTAAGCGTCTTCAAACTCTAAATTATCTAACGCATCATCGATGTCGTTAAATTCCTCTACTGCTTTTGTTTCTGTTTTAGCTACAGGCTCAGCTTTTTTTGGCTTTGGCTTAGGAGCTTCAACTTCTTCTGCTACTTCAGCCGCACCAGTGGTAGGCGTTTCAAAACTTGTAGCAAATCCATCGGCTTGAGAGTTAAACCCACCTTCAACAGCATCAAACGCAGACCGTTGCGACATTTCTTTTAGCTCAACTACCTGTATCTGACGCAATCTTAGTGATACTCCATGTCCAGCTATATGAGTTGGGTCATATACTATTAACCCCAACAAGACGTTTACTTTAGATCCTGTTGTTAACATAAAGTCCTTTGGTAGCACATTGTTGCTTGCATCAAACTGAGTAATAGATGTCGCTTCTCCGTTATACCAACCTTTAAGTTTAGTTTTAGCAATGTACTCGCCGTTGTCGGTAACTTCAAAAAGTTCATCGTGCGATGGGTAAGAAGCCCATTTAGTTTGTTTACCCGCTTCGTAAGCATTCTTCATAGCTTTGTAGAGCGGTACAGCCTGCGCTTTAGTAAGAACAAGATTAAGAGTGTACTCCGCACCATCATCAGATGGAGTCGCAAGAAACCCTTTCTTTTTTGCCGTTATTTTCAATAAACTTATAAGTTTGGTTTAGTCTTGGGTATAGAGCGGTAGCTCCAGTGACAATTATATTGTTAGCTTTATCAGCCATAGTAGTCTCCTCTTAGGTTTTAGTGGATATATCCATCTGTTTTTTCGAACCGTGAATAAGAACGCATAGACAGATGTTTTATAGAATTAAGCTGAGCGTCATTTAAAAAACGAACAAGCCTAAAAGTTAATAGATCATAGTTATCCAAGGGCTGTACATTAATAAACGTTACAACACTTTTCAGACCATAACCTCTGCTCGAAAGTGACTTCTCATAAGTTCGAAAAGAACGCAAAGAAGTCGATGGTACACGTAACATAAGAACGTGGCTTGGCTCGTCGAGTACAAGTAGTTTAAGCGCGGCGTACTCTGTACAAGCTTTTGCACGTTTTCCGTTAGGTGTAATTCTTGAACCCCATGAATTTTTAGGGCATGCGGCACATTGTTTAGATTGTGGCGTAATACTTTTTTCTGATGGAGTAATACCATTAGCTGAAACACATGTAAGCTGTTCGTCATCTGCGTAGTAAGCCCGCATATTATCCATAGCTTTAGTAATTACTGCTTCAACTGGAGGTTCTGCAATAGTTAACATTATTTACGCCTAAAGTTTACAACTTGAGTTTCACTGTATTTTGTCCCAGGAACTATCTCTCCATGCACTTCAGCATATTCTTGGGCGGATTTCTTATTAGCCCTATGCTCAAGTAGTTCCCATGCTTCATTCTTTTTGACGTGCTTTAGAAAAATATCCCAATCGTCTATCGTTACCGACGACCGTGTAGATCTGTACGCTGTACCGTAATCACGAGAAGATACGTTATCTATACCGCGTTCGTTGAACCGACGTAGAAATTCTACTTCAATTCCAGATTGTTTTTCTTTATCCGTAGCATCGTCTGCGTCGAATGCCGCTTTTCGTTGTGCGCGTCTATCACGTAACTTGATAAACATTTGCAACAAAGATTTATCATCAAGATCAGACGCTTTCAATTTCGGCGCTATCTGTATATTCATGGTTACTTTCCTTCTTTTTGATTGTAAGCCATCTTTCGATGTCATTTTCGTCCCACCGAAGGATTTTGGGAGATACTTTGATGGGGGCGGGGAAACTAGTCTCTCGTCTACGTAATTGGTGCAACGCACCTTCAGAGAGTCCTAGTTTTTCTGACAACTGTGCAGTGTTTAAAAGATTCATAGTTCACCTATTTTTAATGATATGTGTTAACATATAAACACATACAAGAACAAATGCTTTAGGTCAAGCTATTAAATGTTCTCGGTGGGCTTTTACTTCATCAAGTAATAAACCTTGCAGTCGTTGTTTCTTTTGTAGTCGTGCATAGATACGATGTTCAACTGGTGAACCCTCTAGCATGATAATAAAGTTGTTCATCTTCTGGCCTGGCCTGTTGATGCGACCGTTGGCTTGCTCAAACGTTTCATTACTAGTTACGCAACTATACCATATTATAGTGCTTGCGGCAGTCAGAGTTAAGCCGTGGGACATAGCCGCAGGCTGAGCAACTAAAACTTTAGGGTCTTTACTAGATTGAAATGCTTTAAATATTCGGTCACGCTCATTCTTTTTAACGCCACCGTGTATTACTTCCACGCTAAAATCCTTAGCAAGTTCTTCTGCTACCATTTTTACTGATGATACATAAGGCACAAATACTATAACTTTACCCTCTGCCGATTGAATTATTGATCGTGTTTCGTCAATACGAGGTGTAGCAGGGAGAGAAACTTCTGTTCCATCGTTGGCGTACACAACACCACAAGCTATTTGTACAAGCTTTCCCATCTTAACTGCTTCGTTGACGGCTGTGATTTCACCTTCGTCTGCTTCTGTTCGCAGTTTAGTTACCATATCTTTGTAGGCTTTATTCTGTTCAGTAGTTAACTGAACACTGCGTGTTTCAAACATAACAGGTGGTAGGTCTAAGCACTCGTCGCGTGTAAACCGTACAGCAGGTTGCATAACGTTACGTACGACGTCGGTTGCTTCGGGTCTAGGTATCCATTGAAACTGTGTTAGTTGCTTCATAACTTGCGCTTTAAATCTACCGAAGTATGGTGGTACATTTTGCGGAGACACTAACCTACACTGCGCCCAAGCGTCTGTCGGAGCATTTGGAGTTGGCGTACCAGACATAGCCCAACACGCTCTAGGTTTTGCGTGTCGATTAACTACTGTGTTAATAGCTTTCCATTTTGCCGTTCCTGCGTTACGGGCACATTGTGCAACTTCGTCTACAATAACAAGATCTATATCAGGTCTGTTCTTTAGTTGGGACTCAATAATCCCAACACCATCATGGTTTATGATATACACATCAAAGTCATGTTCTAGTAACTGAAGTCTTTTCTTCTTAGTTCCGTGCAATACACCAAAAGTTAGGTGCGGAAAATGATTAAACAATTCGTCAGCCCAAGTGCGTTCGAGTGTCGATAGTGGAGAAATAACTAACGCCTTGTTAAATTGACCGACACTTTTTAGATAATCGTACGCCCATAATGATGCTAGAGACTTTCCAGTACCTAGCTCGCTTAAGTTAAATGCACGTTTGTGAGTAGATAGAAAAGCGGCGGCTTCCATCTGTGCTTTGAAAGGTGTGTACTGCCCCGACCATTTATAATAAGTTTTAATAGGCGCAGGAGCGTTGTATCCTAAGTTTCGTAGCAAGATTGTTTCGGCTGTTTTGTGGGGAACAGCGACAAGAGGATTACCTCTAACATTAATTTGTTTTGCGCTTGGTACGATATTAAGTATTTTTTCTGGAGCTTTAGTTTTTAATATCAACGCTTGTTTATCTTGCCATACTAGCATGTTTAACCTTTCTTCGTATACATAGATGGGCGTGTTTTACGCCAACCTTTATTTACCTTCGCACTTACTACTCTTGTGTTGGATTTGGCAGTACTTCCCCCTGCATCAAGAGGTACTTTGTGATCTATGTGTTTGCCGTCACCTTTTTTAACACGTCCATCACGTAATGCCTGCCGTCGAACTTTGTTATTGGCGACACGTTTCTTCTGGACACTGGGTTTTTTATTATACCTAGCTTTGGTTGCTAGTTCTTTCTTTGACGATTTTTTCATTGTGCACCTCTATAATTGTTTTCACTTGCTCAACACAGTCTACCACATGTGCCACCCCATTAGCACGTCTAATCTCGTCAATCTCACGTTTTTGATTAGCCGTGACGTTATTGATCTTACCAAGAGCTTTAGTTTCAAACGCCATAAAGTGTCCATCTAAGCACACAAGAATATCAGGGCAACCTGATCTACCCATGCCGTTAGACACAGGCATATAGTACCAAGCCCCAATAGATTTTAGATACTCTTTAACTTTTTTCTTTACTTTACCTTCGGGAGTTGTTGCCATAAAATTACTGCCCGCAAAATTCGCATAATGATTTACCAACAGGACACCAGTTTTTACATAAACCAGATGGTTTTGGTAGCCACTTATCAGTTTCGTAAGAGTGCGCTAATCTATTTAGTCGAGGTAAAAAATTATTCCAAATGTCTGGTAACTGTTCACGAGTAAACTTTTCTTTATCAAACTTTTCTACTTTTAACCATATAAAACCAGTTACGACATTGGTTATCCAAGGATACATAGCAAAAGCTAAAGCCGCAAATAGTTTTAGTTGGTCGTTGTCAGGTCGATGTTTACCTGTTTTCCAATCTAACAAATAGGCAGTGTCCGAACCAACTACACCAATATCAATTATGCCACGTACCCATACATCTTTTGCCATCCATGTAGTCTGGCGAAAGTTCTTTGTGAGAGCAACGCGTTCTTCTACTACTCGCTTACCTTCTAACTTTTGTATCTTTCGTACATATCTACCGTATTCTTTCATAGAATCAGGTAAAGGCTTCTGACCTTTTGCGTATAGTTCAAGAGCTTTGTGTACTTCGTTACCCCATCTCGTCGCTTCAGTCTGTGCTTCTACTACTTGCTTTGTTACCCTTGTAAGTTGGTAACGCTTTGGGCAAGTCTCGTATGAAGTTAGAGCTGAATAACTCCAAGGGTGTTTTAGTTCCAAAATGGAGCACTCCTTTTTTATATTTCTGTACGTTTATATGCATACATGTAAACACATTGCAAGGATTATTTTGCACTTCCGTAACTATCTGCAATGTCACCTTCGCTCCAAGTTACTAACTCAGGCCACCAATCAGGAGGTGTCCTCATTATAGACTGAACGTCGTCGAGTACTCCCTGGGCCCTGGAAGCGGGAACGACGTAGACGAGTTCATCATGCACCATGAGTGCAGGATTTAAACCAAGAACTTGTTGTACAGTTATTGCATTGTCAGCAATCACACATCTGGCTAAGTGTTGAACTATATTCTCGTCTATCTTCCCTGCATAAATTCTAGCTTTGTTACGACCATGACCATACCACCACTCTTGTTGGTTGTGTTCGTCGTCGTACTCTATGCGCAAGTCAGGGTAACGTATAATACCTTTAGGCGTTTTCAGTCCGTCGGGGGTAGGGATTACCATACCCCACGGATCGACGGCACTACCCTCTGCACCTCGCATAATTGTCGGTAAAGATTTATGGCATGTGCGCCACCCTGCACAGATTTCGTTATACTCATATCGCCATCTGTCTACGATATCTCTGCTTTCATCTTCTGTTAGGTCTACACCGCCCATAAGTTTAGCAACCTTCTGAAATGTGACATGCCCTGCCCCAAATCCAAGCCCTAGATGTGCTACCTTACCAACTTGTCGTTGCTGTTTAGATACATCTTCTGGCGGTATCTCGTATAGTTTACTAGCAAAGTCTTTGTATAAGTCAGCTTTCTCAGGATCATTCTGAAACATTTCTACACTAGATGGAACTTGCCATAAGAAGTGGTTAACACGTAATTCTATGCCGCTAAGATCGGCAACCACAACTTTGTAGCCTGAAGGCGCACGCAACGACGACCGCAACGCATCGGACGGCTTTGGGTTGTATGGATTGATACGTGGTAAGTTCTGTGGATTATACCCCCAACCAGACCACCTACCAGTAGTATCAGCCCCATAGTATTTTAAAGGTATCGGTACTTTTGTATCAGGGTGTGCGTTAGCCGCGTCTATAAACGCCTGTATACGTGTTTGTAGGATAGTGGACTTCGCGTCGAGGCGGGCTGCAGCAACTGTAGCGACGAGCGGATTTTCGTGTTCTTGGAGTGCTAGGAAGTCTTCATCAGTTTTTGCTAACGCAGGAATTTCTTTACCAGTAGCTATAGAAATTTTAGTAGGAACTTGTACTCCCAAGGTCTCCAAGAACGCCTTAAATTTATTCGCTGATGCCAAAACTGTCAAGCTTTCTTGGGCGGCTTCGTCGTCCGTCATCTCTTCAGATCTTACACCCATAACGTCAGCGGCTTCTACTAACATCGCCTGCTTACGAGCACTTTCATCAGCTAACGTGTTAATCAGTAAATCCATATCTACATTAAACTGTGGTTCGATTAACATTCGTATTGTCATGTCGATTAATTTTATCTCGTCTTTGCGTGACTGCCTGATGAGTCGTGTAAGTAAATCGTAGCACTGGTCAACGTCAGCGGCGTTGTAGTACCGCATGTCCGCCACTTCATCGTCGGTAAAATCAGCAAGCCGTTTACCTTTTGTTGCGACTAACACAGATTGGTCTTTGAACCCTAACTTGTAATGTTGAACAAGTTTAGCCAAGGATAGCCCCACATCTTTTGCGTGGATAGGTCTAGCCATTGCGAGGGTACAGCCCCATAGTTTGGGTTTTATTCCTAGTCGCCACGATAGTATCATAGCGTCAAAGCCAGATAGGTTATGCCCTACCACCCAATACTCTGACCAATCTGTGTTGTCGCAGATGTCACGTACCTGCTGTTCCCCAAACGCGACGACAGTTTTCTCTTCGCCAAATTTAAACGCGCAAGAGATTATCTCCGTGTCAGGGTGCATACAGTACGCAATGGGCGACATCTTAGTAAGCGAGTGACCAACCGCCCAATAAGTTTCTAGGTCAACTACTGCTATCTTCACTCTCAACCTCCTCTAGTTTATCTAAAACTCTTCTAAGATATCCTCTTGTCAAGCCTGCACTATCAAACGCCGCTTTCAAATTGATATCATCAATAGGTGATATTCTAGCTTTTTGCTCAGTAGGCTCTTGTACAGTTGAGCCAACCTTGTGTGCGTTAAGGAACTCAAGCAGTGTAGGCTTATCCGTTGGCACTTCGACTTGCTCAAACTCACCAAACTTTTTAGCGTCAGCTTGTGTGCCTGCCCACCTACCTTGGTTATCTGTGTATAGTTTCATTATTCATCCTCCAGTTCGCACTCGTAGGCGATGCCCGTATACGCCATGATGTCGACGTAATGATCTTTCTTGAGTGGGCTTGTACGCTTACGAGCAAGTTTAGTTGCTATGTGGAATATAGGAACATCTGATGCTTTAAGTTGATGACCAGTTATAGCGTTAAATATATTTGCTATGTGAGTCATGTTATCAACAGGATTACCATATTCCTTATTACGATCTCGCGATGTCAGAGCAGACGCTTCCGACAGAAGATCACACCGATTAGCTTTTTTATCCATCAGTTATAGTGCCGTGTACAACCATACTGAAAGAACGCCAACTATGACTAGCATAATTATCGCCTGTACTGTACGACCGCCCCACGTTTTACCGCGTGCAACTGGCTCTCTCATAGGAGCAGACATTATAGACTTCTCAAAGTCGTTCTGTTCTTTAAGTGCTTCAGCTTCAAATACTTCTCGCGGAGTGCCTATATTTTTCATCAGTTTGTGGGCGTAGGCGTATGATACCCCAGTAGCCCGCGCAACTTGTGCAGGCGTGGCTAACTTGTTCTTGAGTAAATACTTCCACACCTTGTCTGATTTTTTAGTTTTCTTAGCCATTTTATTTATCTCCTGTTACTAAGTGTTTTAATTTTTGCATCTCTGGGTTGTTACGCATTTTACGCATACCTCTGGCTTCAATTTGACGGACACGTTCTTTAGAAATGCCAAACAATTTTCCAATAGCACTAAGTGTCCAACCTTCCTCGTTCGGCATATCAATACCAAAACGCATCTTAACAATAATAAGTTCTCGCTCGGTTACATTACCTGATTGATAACTATCTTTACTTAGTCTTCCTGTTTCTAACTCTTTTAAAGTTTCGTCAGAAAAGACTTCGTATTGTTTATACAGATCGCCGTAAACCATGACCTATCCTGCTGATGCTATTTGATGTGCAACTGCCGCGCTTGTCAACGCATCGACATCTATATCCAATTCCTCTTTAGGAGCAGGAGTAGCCGCTTTGCCACGTGGTGGCGACGGAGCGTGAAGTTTCTGTATATACTCGTCAGGCACATAATGCTCTATCTCTGGCATGGCTTTGATAGCCGTATTCAAAGACGAGTGTTGATTCATAAACGATTTCAGTTGCTCACGAACTTTGTCAAACTTTGTCTTGATGCCTGCCCTTGTAGCTTCATTAGACTTACCGCCTTTAAACCAAGCCATAACAATAGGTGGTATGTCGCTCTCCGCAAAAGTAATTTTAGTATTATTATAGTAACTACCTGTATTGGGGTCAAAATGCTCTGGCGATAAACAGAATGGTTTGTCTTCTCTCTCAATAGTCACTCGTAGCCTACCACTCTCAGGGCAGTCAACAGGCGGTTCTATAGTAACGTCTACACGTTTTGAGCGTGCTAAACGTGATGACCACTCGCTTGGCATTTTATCTCTTAGCTCTGGTGCTAGCTTCCATGAAACTGTCTCTATCGCATCAGATAACGCTTTATACTCTGCGCTATTTTCTGTGACTGTCGCAGTCTCGTAAGGTTTTTGCGCAACACGAGACATATCATCTACCTTAGATAATATCTCGTGTACAAGTGTGTCAGTTTTTCTTACATAAGCCATATGTTTCTCCTTTTTGGCTAGGTTTACGCATCGACATCAAACTCTATTACTTGACCCCAATCAAAGTCGGGGCTATGAGTCGTGAGCCATACAGTGTCGTGCTTGGATGTGAAGTCGTTCTGATTGCCGTAACCATCAGTAAAATAGACAACGACTTCGGGGTCTAAATCATGTTCATCAATATAATCGAAAACAGGATCAAACGCAGTACCACCTCCTCCATGCGGAGTTAGTTTGATTGGAAACTCTTCGGGTTCGTAAGTATCTACGTGTGCAACATCTGCGTCGCAATATATAACTGTCACAGACTTTGGATTGCACTGCTCGATTATCCTATTAACGTGTCCACCAAATACATTCAGTTCTTCTTGTCTAATAGAACCTGATGTATCTATACCAAACACCACGTTACCCATGCGTGGGACGTAGTCATCTCCAGGGAGGTAAAGACCACGACCGATAAACCTACGATTAGGTCTTTTCCATGACCTACCATCTTTTAGCTTACTATTGAAGTATCGCTCTAGTTTATCGTACCAAGGTGTTTTTACGTTAACCAACTCGTCTATCATACGCTCGAGAGATGCAGGCAACTTACCCTTCTGCTTGGCTAGAGTCGCGGATTGTATAGCTTCGACCTTGGCTTTGGCTTCTATCTCTTTTACCTTACTCTCATCAAGTGGCTTACCCTGAGCATCTACAGGATCACCTATGTCTAAGCCAATACCACCGCCTGCTCCACCACCAGTATCTTCTGGTGGATCGTTGTACAGTTCTTCGGTGGCCTTATCTCTTGCACCATCAAAGTGACAACCACCTTCTATGAACTTACCGACTTTGGCGTCTATAAGAGTATCGTTGATAACTAAGTCAGCGGATATGTTCCACATCTCAGGATCACGTGCGCCACGTCTTGTTGAATGGCATAGCATAAAGTGCATAGCTTCGTGTGCTAATAGAAAAATAGTATTCTGCAAGGGGTCTGGTAGGTGCGCTATGAAATGTGGGTTAAGCCGCATCTGCCCTACAGCGTCCATCGACGCAGTTTGTGTGTCGTAATCATATATAATAGTACGCTTACTCACAGCCATACCAAAGAAGGGGTGATGCAATATCAACCTCGCTTTGGCTTTAGTAACTAAGTCTTCCACCTTCTTTTGTTCTGGTGGTGACAATGGTTCTGGTATTTGGTCAAACATTATAACCTCTCTTCTTTCTGCCATTTTTCATGTATAGCTTCTGCCATACATCTGGCGGTTAAACCTTCACGTTTTTCTATTTCGTCAAACGCTTGGTCGTTTGTCATGTCTTCGAGAAGACTACTCAACAACTCTTCTATCATAACACCAAGCCTTTCATTTTACCCATTAGGCTCTCAATGTCAGTCTTAGCTTGCGATCTAGCATTAGGGCTATGTCGTATGATCTCTTTACTTCCTGCTAGCCCTGAAGCGAGGGTGTTTAACTCAGTAATCTGTTTTCTAATTACTGGGTCGTCACTGAGACAGACTCGATTCATACGATCTGCAACCTCTACCATATTGTCGATCAAGCTATCTCTAAACACAGAGCCATCTTCGCCTATAGGTATAGATAGTTTTTTAACGGCTTCGCCTAATGGTTTAACCATCTGCTCTACTACATGAGTAGCCGCCGTCGTCTGCACATCGTCCAGCTGGCGCTGTAACGACGACTTCTCTGCATCAGACATTCCGAAACGTGGGTCAAAGTCATCTACTTTAGGTATCGGACTATACTGCACGTCGATTGAGAAACGAGACCGCAAATCATCTACATCAGGATAGTCATTTATATTGGCAAGATCAGGATTACCTTTTGCATTACCTATCTGCTGAATACGTGCAAAATCAGTCTGCACAACTTGATCCCAATTATCGCACAAAGTATCAATTGATGCATAAGCGTCGTCGACGAGGCCGCGCAGCCCCGATGTAAAATCGCTCCACGTCATCATGTTTAACATGCGTTGGCCTACTGCCCAAGGGACTGTGTTGTCGTTGACGTAAGTATAGACCGCCGTAAACTTAGCAACTGTTCGCTTGACAAGATTGTCTCGCCCATCAAACAGATGTTTATTAACACGGCCTGCACCATACTCTTCTGTTGCCGAAGCATCAGAGATGTAAGGGCGATACATACCACGCTTAAGCGTAACAAGGATTGCTTTCTCGTTGAGCGGTTTAACCTCTATCAACTGGCGAACAGGTTGTTCAGTTGGTAGTTTTTGGTTTGGTACGGGGCAGGGCTCATCAGCGACTACGTCGTCGTTTTCCGTACCAATCCCCACGTTGCCACCACTGTCGATGCTAGCTGATGAGTCGTCACTATGCTTGAGCGCATCAGCTAAGGCTTGTTGTAATAACATATTCATTTACTTTCCTCCTATTTAAATATGTCTTGGTTCTTAACTGCATACTCAGTAAACGCTTTGGTTGTCTGAATTGCAGGGTTCATTTTGAGTGCGTCAGTTAGATACACAACTGCAAACTCTTTGGGCATACGTGTCACGTACTTCATATCAACCTCAAAGCTATCTACTGTTGATGTCACAGACAAAGACGTTGCTACTGCGTAACGTACCGCAGGCTCTTTGGGTGTCTCCGTCGTCTCTGGATGCATTCTAATGACGTCGATGTTAGGCATTTTTGACATCATATCTTTGGCCGCTACCCATTCAGCCGCCGCCCCTTCACCAACTTTACCCTCACATGCCATAAGATAAAGATCAGATGGTAGATCAGATGGTACTTCAGTGAATAGCTTAGTCCATGATCTCTGCGTAGGATTACTACGCCTACTAGGATCATAGTCATTCAGAAGATTAGGGCGTAGTCGCAAGAACGCTATGCCAAGTGGATCAACGTCATTCTCTAACGCCCAAGCACACCAGTCGTCGAGAGATGTCTCAACATCAAAGTGATACATGCGGTCGTTAAGGTGTCCTAACAACGGCTTCGCCCCCGCTCTGTCTTCGGCGCGGTTGCCAGTAGCGATGATGCACACATCTTTATCTAACTTAAAACATGGTGTTTCACGCTCTAACATAAAGCCTGCCGCCCATGTCTGGTGATGCAACGACGATTGATGCAATTCTTCCAAGACAATTAACCCACCGCCAGTGCCTTCGCGAAAATCGTAAAACATTTTAGATGGATTAAAGATTGTCATGCCGTCGTCGGTGACACTAGGTACACCAGTGAAGTCAACGACATCATGGTTGTTGATATGCACAACTAAGATGCGATCATCAGAGAACCCTAGTGCTTTACCTATTTGAACACTTACGTCGCTCTTGCCTTCCCCAGGTTTACCGACGATGTCGACAACAACCTTGGGTGATTTTTGGTACATAGCTACCGCAGTAGCTTTGATTTGGGATATAGAACCCATATTTACCTCCATTTAGTTTGAGTGTGTATAAACGTGTTTAAATAATGTTACATGTAAATACACGTAAACATCTAAACTGTCAACACGTTTATGGATAGACAGTTTGAATTAGCTGGCTGCGAGCTGTAACCACGACGGCTCTTCTCTTACATTCACAGTGTTTCTTGTTGAACTTTAACTTCAATACCAAGTGATTTGACTAATGATATGACGCGGTCAGTCAGCGTCGTCGTTCCCGCAACTTTGGCGAATGTGTGAGCACGTTGGCAAACAGGATAAATAACTCGGTTGCCATAGTTGTTTGCGATGCGTACCGTTATGCTCATGCTACCTCCTCCTGAAATTGTGACAACACGTCGTTAATCAGTTCATCAGTTAAAGTCTTGAGGTTGCGATGAGTCGTACTAGAAACTATGCAGTGTTGAGCATAGGCCGTCGAACACTGAGCATCATGTGCAGTGTACTTGGTAAACTCTGAAATAACGAAAGTACGCATAGCCTTTAGGTCGTGTCGGTGCGCGTTTACATATTCTCTATTACGCAACCCATGATCTTGTCCAAGGTAAGAACCCTCTATCCAACAGCCAAATAGACTACGCGTTATGTGGTTGCAGTCAGTCAAGATTGCACCGCTTAGATCGGACATGATGCGACCCTTTACGGTGTCGCGATTAAATGTATTCATACTACCTCCTTACCCACCAAAACCGTAGGCTATAAAATTTAATAATACTGGTATTGCTATGACGATAAGAAATGCACCTAATGATGTTGTGATGATTTCCCACCATGTCATGCTTGATAAGATTTCTTTGATAAGTCTCATGTTGCACCTATTAATTGGCAGAGGTTGTAGGAATTGAACCCACATCTACAAGGTTGGAACTTGTCGTGTTACCATTACACTAAACCTCTATGTGTGTGACGTTTGTTACTTATGACGTTGCATTATGACGTTACGATAGTTGTAAGCCATTGAATACAAAGCGTTATGACGTTATGACGGACTAAAAGAGTAACAAGTAGAATTGTTGAACGTGTGGCAAAAATTGTACTACTGGCACACATATTTAACATTTTGGTATTCTTCTATATTAACGTCATAACGTCATAACGTCATAAAGGTCATACTAAATGGCTGTTTTTATTGAACATTTCATTATGACGTTTCATATGACGTTATGACGTTTGTATGATTAAGCAACTTCTCTTAGTTCTACAGTGTTAGAACCTTCGCGATACTCGCTTAGTGCTCTGATCATAGCTTCTATTTGATCTGGGTGCTTCTTGAACTGTGTAGCCGCCCAAACTTTAACATCGAAAGGCTTCTCTTCTACTTCAGCCTTAGGTGGATCTATGTGCCACTGTTGGACTTCAGTAAAAAGATGCAAACAGAATGCTTGAACATCGTCAAACTCTGTGACTCTCTCGTTCTTCTGTTTTTTGTTAAGGGTGTACTGGCTCTTCTCTTTGTTCCAAGTCACTAACCCGTTGTCTTTTATCCAACGTTTGATGCGTTGTTGATTTATGCCGTTAGTCGCATTTATTAATCTTGTGAAGTACGTGGCATCACCATGTTCAAATGCATACCCTGCCGCGTTGCAAAGTACTTCGTGAACATTCTTTCTGATAGCTTCCGACGACTTTCTGATGCCACCAATTTTAACTCCCATTTGCTTAGATGTAAGCATAGTATATCCTCCGATTAGGTTTAAGGGTTGTGGTAATATGCACCTGAGTGATGCACATTATATAAACCCCTTCAGGTTTATTATGGCCGCCGAACTTAATCGGTGAGGAACCTATTCATCGCACTAGGTGTGCGCTAGGTATCATGCGTGCGATTACACGCGTCCTATCCCATCTACTAACGGCCCCAGCTCTCTACCCACACCTACGCACTTGTCACGTGCTACGCCTTTCGACTTGCCTATGGTTTATCCTCGTCAGAGGGCATGCGCTCCAATCCATTGCGCGTAAATAATACGCTCGCAAAACTGTCACACGAATACCCTGAAGCATCTTCCGAAGGAGTAACCTTAATTCCCGTCCTAAGACCTGAGGGCTTTCAAACTCCTTACTACTGGCGCAGGGGAAATGGAGAGGGGGAGGGGCCGATGGGGTGGCCCCCCAGCCCCAGCCCTTATGTAGTCCGTATATCGCAACCCCTATTTTTTACTAATGTTCCCCTTTTGTTCTACGTCATGCAGTTTCTTGACGAAAATCTGTGTATCTGTTACTGTGTGCGTATGAACGAGCGCGTAAATCATGTTATTGATCCGACAAAGGTAGACCAACCTATCTTAACCTCTGCTGAACTGGCCAAGATTGAGGAAGATCCCTCTTTAATGGAGACTGTTGCGAGGCTGCTGGGGGCTGTAAACCTCGACAATTTGTTTCGCACCATGCAAAACCCTGAGATAAATCCAACTGCGCGTATAGAATTTCAAAAAATGCTTAATAAAATGGGCCGACTAGAACCTGACACCAAGGCAGATGTCTCTGGGCAGGGCCCGCAAGTTGTAATCAACATTACAAGAGCCAAAGACCAAGACGATGCGATCACGATAGAAGGGCAACCTATTCCAGATGATGCATGAAATTAATTTCGAGGTTATAGAAAGCCTTGATGAGTTCTTTTACAGCAAAAAATTTATTTCGTTGGCGGTGGGCCCCGTAGGATCGACGAAAACTACAGCTGGAATAATGAAAATCTTACACCATGCAGCGTTAATGGCCCCATGTAAGGACGGAATTAGACGTTCCAGAGCGATTTGGGTGCGAAATACGCGAGAACAGCTGCGCGATACGTCCATTCCTGACTTCCTAAAGTGGATTCCAGACGGAGTTATGGGTAGTTTTCTTAAAACTGAGTACAAATTCCTGCTAAAAGTAGGCGATATTGAGTGCGAAGTGCTGTTTAGGGGCCTCGACGACGCCAACGACGTACGTAGATTGCTGTCTTTACAGGCTAGTTTCTTCGTATTTGACGAGTTTAGAGAGATACACCCCGACATTTATAACGCTGCACAGGGTAGAATAGGCCGATATCCCGATAAAATGATGAATGGGGTGGGATGTCAGACAGATGACGGAGAACCTAACATGCACCTCTGGGGCATGACAAACCCCCCTGATATGGACACATATTGGGAAGATTTGCTTACAGAACCCCCTGAAAACGTCCATGTGACGATACAACCAAGTGGTTTAGCCCCTGAAGCAGACTGGACACAGTTCCTACCTGATGATTACTACGACAACTTAGCCCAAGGTAAGACTGAAGACTGGATTGATGTGTATATACACGCTCAGTTTGGTAAGTCTTTAAGTGGGCAACCTGTGTTTAGATCGTTCGACAGGGCAGTACATGTGTCTAAGACAGAGCTAACGCCTATGTTCACAGATTCTTCTCTTATAATCGGTGTAGACGCGGGGCTGACGCCTGCTGCAGTAATCGGCAACGTCGCCTACGACGGTCGCCTGGTAGTCTACGACAGTCTTATCTCTGACGGAATGGGGGCGCTACGCTTTGTAAGAGAGCGACTCAAGCCCCTTCTTGTGAATAAGTACCCTGGGCGTAGGGCGCTGATAATAATTGACCCAGCGGCGTTCCAACGCGTGCAGACGGATGAACGTACGGTAGCTGACATATATAAAAACGAAGGGTTTACTGTAAGACCCGCTCGTACTAATTCTGTAGCTGCAAGGATTTCTGCTGTAGATAAGTACATGACTAGAATTGTAGACGGTAAATATGGTTTTCTTGCTTGCCCTACCCATGCGACAAATTTGATACAGGCGCTAGCGGGTAAGTACCGTTACAAAATAAACACCAAAGGTGTACGAGATGAGAAGCCAGAAAAATCCCACCCCTGGTCAGATGTGGCTGATGCGTTTCAATACATGTGTTTACATGCTGACGGCGGTGAGGTATTTGGAGCGATGAACTTTTCGAACCAAAGGAAATCAGTTGTCAAAGTTTCATCTGGCGGCTGGACATAATCTGTTGACGCGTTGACAGTTTAATGATAGGAATCTGATATGACGCTTGGCCCAGCTATAATTCCTGTTGCCCGTGCTAGTGATTTGGAAGCGGCAGCAAAACGCGAGTCTGACGACACGCAAAATAGACCTGTTGTTCAGGGCCTAGCTGCGCATACGCGCAAACGTTGGGAAATTATGAGAGATCATTTTCGTGATGATCTTGAAGATAGACTCATTGCTTGCATCCGTGCACGTAACATGGAGTACGAACCTTCCAAACTTGCAGAGATAAAAGAACAAGGTGGTTCTGAAATATTTATGGGTATCGTTAGTTCTAAGTGTCGTACAGCGACAGCTTGGCTAAGAGATACTCTTTTAGGACAGGGTCAAGATAAACCTTGGTCACTCTCCGCTACTCCTATTCCTGAAGTACCCCCTGATATTGCGCAAGCCATGCAGAATATTATGCGTGAAAATTTAATGCAGTACTACGCAGAAGGTGGGCCGCAGCCTAATCCACAGGAGCTAAAAGAATTAGCTAGTGGCATGAAAGACACAGCTATGCGAGCTATGAAGTTCGAAGCAGAAAAACGTGTCGAGCGCATGGAATTAAAAATGGAAGACCAAATGACAGAGGGTGGATACACCAAAGCTCTGTTTGAGTTTACAAACGATATTGCTACGTTCCCTTACGCTATAATGAAGGGGCCGATACCACGTAAACGAAAAACAATGAAGTACATGGAAGGTGGACTTGGTGTTGTTGAAGTATTTCGTGATGAGTGGGAGCGCGTAGATCCGTTTAAGTTTTACTGGTGTCCTTGGGGCGATAATGTGCAAGACATGCCAGTTATTGAAGTTCATCACTTAACCCGCGAAGACGTTGAAGGTATGATTGGCGTTGAAGGATATGATGAAGCGTCTGTACGTTCCTTGCTTGTAGATTTTGGTGCAGGTGGCATGGGATGGCTTGACCAAGATAGTAATGAATATGAAGATGCTACAAGCATAGATATGGATGATGCAAGTTCTGATGTTATTGCAGCATTGCAACTGTGGGATACAGTTCCAGGAAGTTTATTATTAGAGTGGGGAATAGACGAAACTGAAATAGAAGACCCTCAAAAATCTTATCCGTGTGAAGTGTGGATGGTAAACAATACTGTCATTCGTGCGGTTCTTAATTATGACCCAATCGGTCGTAAACCTTACTACGTTACCTCATTTGAAAAAGTGCCAGGCCGTCTTGATGGTAACGGAGTCTCCGATCTTTGTATGGACGCTCAAAATATGTGCAACGCCGCTGCTCGTGCGCTTGCTAATAATATGGGCATCTCCTCAGGTCCACAGGTTGGTGTTAACATTAGTCGACTCCCTGCGGGCGAGGATATTACACAGATGTACCCTTGGAAAATCTGGCAGTTCCAACAATCTGACTACAATGATTCCTCGCCCCCAATGACGTTCTTCCAACCTAATTCTAACGCGGGGGAGTTAATGACTGTGTTTGATAAGTTTATGAACTTAGCAGATGAAGTGTCAGGTATACCTAAATATATGACTGGGCAGCATGTTCCTGGTGCGGGGCGCACATCGTCAGGGCTGTCTATGTTAATGAGTAACGCAGGAAAATCTATTAAACAGGTTATAAGTAATATTGATTTTGACGTAATACGTCCAATGCTTGAGCGTCAGTACCAAAGAAACTTGCGATACGCAGAAGACCCTGATTTGATTGGGGATGTACAGATACTTGCACGTGGAGCGATGTCTCTTGTTGTTAAAGAAGCTGAAGCTGTACGTAAAAATGAGTTTCTCAGACTTGTTTTGGAAAGCCCAGTTGCACAACAGATTGTTGGTTTGCCAGGTACTGCAGAACTTATGCGCGATATGGCAGGCAACCTTAATACAAATGTTGATCGTCTTGTTCCTTCACGAGAAGATATCCAAAAACAACAAGAAGCCGCGCAGCAACAACAAATGATGATGCAGCAGATGCAGATGCAAGAAGCTGCAAATTTACAAGAAGACGGTACACCGCAAGGTGGCAGGCAATCTAATACAATAAGCCCCAGACCAAACGGGCAGTAAAATATTGATAGATGGGAAATATTAACTTCCAATCAATAGCACTGGGAGTCTATCTTTTTGTATGCGTATTTGATTTTGTCGTCGTGCCAATTTGGTTTGGGGTAAACAGACCAGACATTTCAAGTTTTATAGCCACTATGAACACATTGAACAATGTAGAACTGCAAATGGAGCTTATGCGGAAAATGACAGACCACCATAGTCCTTATACATTAATAGGCGGCGGGTTGTTTCATTTATCTTTTGGCGCTATTTTAACGGGCAGCGTGTTAAATAAAAAGAAAAAGGATGAATCGTAAACTGACAATCTGTTGACACGTTATTCCTTTTGAGATATTGTTTTTTTATGATTGACTTGAATCTTTGCGACAAACAACAAATTAACGCGTTGTTAAAAATTAAAGAAACAGGCAATACTGCTTTGATAGCATTGCTAGAAGAGCAAATTCAAAAAGCCGTTTCGCGGCTACAGCAAGCAGATGACATGGTTATGATCCACCGTCTGCAAGGTCGCTGCGAAGCATTTAATGATTTACTTACTGCGATTGAAGAGTCGCCTAAAGTAGTTAATCGCTCGTAAGAGCACGAAGAAGCAGACCAAAGACGGGAGCAGCATACTCAAGGCGCTGTGTAACAGAGTTGGAGCTTTAAGGAGAAAAATATGGCGTTACCTAAACAGGTACAGAAACAATTAAAAGAAGTTGAAGCGTTAGAGAAAGCGTTACAAGCCCAATCTGACCCTAGTAAAGCTGAAGTTGTAGAAGATTCCGATATTAAGGAAGTAAAGTCTAAAGAAGCTAAAGCTAAAAAGGTCAAACAGGACACTGAAACAGTTGAACCAACCGAAGCTGAATTAAAAACTGAACCTGCAGAAGTAAAGCCAGCTGACACGTCACCGACGGGCGTAGAGGACGATTTTAAGCAGAAGTACAATACCTTACGAGGTAAGTACGACGCCGAAGTTCCAAGGCTGCACCAACAACTAAAGCAGCTAACTGATGAACTAGGCAGCATCCGAAAGGAAGTAACTGCGAAGAAAGAAGCTCCGACAAAGCCGAAGGAGAAAGTCAGTTTAGTGACCGACGCAGATCGAGAAGAGTTTGGAGAAGATCTGCTCAACGTTCAACGAAAAGTTGCGCAAGAAGTTTCTCAAGAATACGAGAGTCGTTTTGAGCAACAAGAAAAAATTATTAGAGACTTGCAAGATAAAGTTGCAGGAACTGATAAGCAAGTTGGCGAAGTAGGGTTTAGTCAGAGACTAGTAAATTTAGTTCCTGATTTTGCTCAAATCGACAGCGACGAACGTTGGGTAGCGTGGCTTAATGAGCATGATCCCATGTTAAGAGCCCCGCGTAGAGTACAGGCTCAGGCTGCATTTGATTCTGGCGACGCTGAAGCCATAGCAGATTATATAAAGTTATGGAAATCAACGCTTGCTGAGACACCAGATGAACCTGAAAAACCTGTTCGCCAAGCAGAGCTCGAAAAACAGGTCGCGCCTAATCGGAGTGCAAATTCTGTGAAGACGCCGACAAACCAGAACGGTAAGTATTATTCTGCAAGAGATATGGATAATGCTTGGGTTAAGGTAAGAACGTTGAACACAAGAGGAAAGTACGATGACGCGGCAAAACTTGAAGCAGAATTGACGGCGGCGTATATGGAGAACCGCGTTAGAACCTAAAGGTGTTAACGTGTTAACTGTTGAGCAGCTGTCCTAACCAACTAACTTAATAGGAGGCCAAAATGGCTGCAGTGTTCCCCGTCGTAGGCTCAGGCTCATTCGACACAAATCCGAGTTACTCGGGTACTTTCATTCCACAGTTGTGGAGCAACAAACTAAACGCAAAATTTTATGCGAACACCATGATGACTGAAATCGCTAACACTTCTTGGGAAGGCGAAATCAAAAACCAGGGTGATACTATAACAATCCGTACAGCACCATCGATCACAATCAATGACTATGCTGGCGCGGGTACAACCCTAACTAACGAAGTTCCAGTACCAGTTACTGTCGATATGCAAATCGACAAAGGTAAATACTTCTCTGTTCAGGTCAACGACGTGCTAGCGCACCAAGCTGACATGGATCTGATGAACATGTTTACTGAAGATGCTGCAAAACAATTGAAAATTTCGATCGAAAACGAAGCTTTCTTTCAGTATTTTGTAACTGCTGGTGCAGCTGCGGCAAACAAAGGTGCTACAGCGGGTGCTAAATCTGCGGGATATAATCTCGGAACAGATGTAGCTCCTATTGACCAAGCAACACCTGCGAATGTACTAAAAGCAATTCTTAAAATGTCTGCAACCCTCGATGAGCAGAATGTTCCTGAAGATGGCAGATGGTTGATTATGTCACCGTTTGATCGTCAGCTTCTAATGCAAACAGATATTGCTCAAGCGTACTTCACTGGAGATGCAGCAAGTACCGTTCGTACTGGCAAAATCGGAATGTTAGATAGGTTTACTGTTTATGTATCTAACCTACTTCCAAAAGGCCAAGCAGCTAAAGCTCTTGTTCCTGGTTTGTCAGCAACATCAAGTGGCGCAACAGTTTCTAATGCCAAAGCCAGACGTATGATGGTAGCTGGTACTTCTGATGCTTGTGCGTTTGCTTCGCAAATTAGTAAAACCGAACCCCTACGTAACCAAACTGACTTTGGAGACATAGTTAGAGGGTTAGCGGTGTACGGGAGAAAAGTTGTTAAAAACGAAGCTCTCTGTACTGCAATAGTAGGTTCAGCAAGTTAACAAACCTGAGGGGGTGTAATAGCCCCCTCTCTTACTGGAGATTTGCAATGGATATATACCAACTACTAGAAAAGCTTGATGGTGAAATTGTCAGCAATAAAGCGGTTGTTCGAATTAATGACGAGCCAATTGAAATTGGTGGAATTATTGGGAATGAGTTTCAACTAAACGAAAAAGGCAAAGAGCTTGCAGCTGCTAACAAAAGTTCTACAGCAAAGCCTAAAGCTAAACCTGCATCCACAAAACGAAAGCGTGCGCGTAATGATGATGGAACTCTAAAAGCAGACGACCCCAGCACGCCTAACATAAATGAGGCTTGGGAAAATGGCGACGATTAAAGTTATAGATGTAATTTCACGCGTTGAGTCTATCCTGCAGGACACAAATGTCCGTTGGCCTCGCCTTGAATTACAAAGATGGTTAAACGAATGTTACCTTAGTATTGTACTATTACGCCCTGATGCAAATGCTAAGTGCGCAACATTTACTTGCGCTGCTGGAACTAAACAAACTCTAACGGCTTCTGCTGGAGGATTTCCGTCTGCGTTACGTTTGTTAGATGTTACACGAAATGTTAAAACGGGGTCTAATAAAAAAGTAGTTCGTGTCGTTAACCGAAGTGTTTTAGATGACCAAAGACCTGGTTGGCACGCTGAAACGCAAACAGATAATATTCAACATTATACTTATGACCCCAGATCGCCAAAACAATTTTATGTTTATCCTCCTGCTACAGCTGTAGCGCAGTTAGAAGTTGTGTACGCGGACGCACCTGGAGCTCATACAATGACAGAAGCTGAACTTGACCCAGCAAATAATGATAATGAAGTTATTTTACTAGACGATATTTACTTAAGCCCCATTACAGATTGGATTTTGTATCGAGCTTATTCAAAAGACGCAGAGTACGGGGCAAACGAAGCTCGTGCTGTAGCTTCTTACCAAGCATTTAACGCTGCTATTGGAACAAAAACTCAAGTGGATGCGGCTGTTACGCCAACGCCAGGGAGTGTGGTGACATAATGGCAACTGTTTTATGGGATAAATTTTACCCTTACCTACAGCCTTATGTTTCTGGTTGCCCTGAAATTGTAATGGAAGCTCACTTACAAGAAGCTGCTGCAAAGTTTTTTGAACGTAGCGAAGTATGGCGTTTTGACATCGAAAAAGATTTTGCGGTAAAAAATGTTGCTGATTACGCTATTTTTCTACCGTCTAGCGAAGCCGTGTTAGAAAATGTGTACGAAATTGTATTAGATGGACGTGTTATACCACGTATTTCTGACCGACATTTAAAATCTACGGCGGTATCTACAAAAGCTTGTCCTAAATACTATTCAATTTATCAAGATGCTTCTATAAAATTTTATCCTACCCCTGATGCTAAATATGAATTTACAGGTTCAGGAGTTTTAAAAACAAAACTTACCGCTACAGGTATTGAAGATTGGATTTTTGAATCCCACGGACGTTGCATTGCTTATGGTGCGATCTCCCAACTTACATCTGTTCCAAATAAAGAATGGAGTAATCCTGAGTTATCTGTATATTATAACCAAAAGTTCTTGAGGGAAGCTGATGCAGCTAAAACACGAGATTATAGACGTGTTGGAATGCGTGTTCGCGGACCGAATTTTACTGGCGCTAAAGTAGGAGCATACTAATGAGTACTTCATTTAATTATGTCCAAGGTGATACTGGCCCGCAAATTAAGTTAACTTTTGTAGACGAAGACACAAACACTGCTACAGATTTAACTGGAGCAACTGTTACGTTACACTTTAGGGCTGCAGGAGAATCTACTGTTCTGTTTTCTCGCGCTGTTTACGTTAATCCAGATACAGCTGATACAGGTATTGGAGTTATACAGTGGCAAACAACTGATCTTAATCAAGATCCTGGCACTTACGAAGGCGAAATAGAAATTGTTCGCGCAACAGGTTTACGAGAAACAATATACGACATTCTTAAGTTTAGAATACGAGAGGATTTTGCATGAAGCTTAAATCCGCAGTCTTTGTTAACGCTCTTAAAGTTGCATTTAAGCAACTTCGTACAACTATGTCTGCTGCGGAGTATCAAAGTATTAAAGTAACAGCCGAAGCTGGAAACTTTGTTTTGTTTGCCGAGTTTATTGATAATTTTACTATTAAAGATGGTGTCGGTTCAAATGATGGTGCAGTATTATCTTTTTTCAAAACACTTACCGATAATCCAGCAGCAGCTGAACAAGCAACGCTTGCTTTTAATAAAACACTTTCTGAAACAGTAAATATAGCAGACGCTGACCAAATTGTTAAAAGTTTTTCTCGGCCTGTTTCTGATACAGCGTTTATTACTGACCCAGTCGCTAAATCGTTTTCAACAGGATTTTCAGATAGTACAGGAATTAGCGAAGATGCAGCTTTACTAGCTATAAATAAAATTTTGTCAGAAGTACCTTCGGCAGCTGACGAGTTAAATTTTCTTCCGTTTGGAAAAAATCCAAGTGACGCTCCTGTTGCAACAGATGAAATAACTTCTCGATCTTTTACAAAACTTTTAACGGACATTGTCGATTCAACAGATGATATTGATGGGTCGGCATCAACACAAGACGACCAAGAACTACAGTTTGCTAAAGTAACAACAAATATTGCTTCACTAACAGACGTATTGTTTTTAGCAACAACGTTTAATAGAGCGCATGCAGATGCTTTTGGAGTTACCGATGGAGACGTTTTAAATTTTGGAAAACGACCATCAGAGACGACCTCGATAACCGACGCGGGGTCTTTAAGGAATCAGGGTTACTCTGATTTTACATATTTTCAGGAAGACTATGTCGGTGCTTCCCGAACCTTTTAGGAGATCGTTATGATTAACGAAAATTTAAAGCTCTCCGGTCAGCTTAGTATAGTCCTGAAGGACAAGGCCGGGAACATTAAAGACACGCGAGAAGTTAAAAATCTCGTAGTTAACAAAGGCTTAGAGTATATTGCGTCCCGTATGAAAGATGCTAGTAAAGGTGTCATGTCTCATATGGGGTTAGGTTCTGGTACAACAGCAGCCGCTGCGGCCCAAACAGATCTAGTAACGTTGTTAGGAGCTCGTGAAGCTCTCGACAGTACGACAATTGCAGGAAGTAACAACGAAAAAATTGTTTATGTTTCTGCGTTTGAGGCTGGAGACGCTACAGGAGCAGTTACTGAAGCAGGTATATTTAATGCTTCTACATCGGGTGACATGCTCTGCAGAACCGTGTTTAGTGTTGTTAATAAAGCCGCTGATGACACAATGTCCGTTACTTGGACAATAACATTGTCAGCAAGCTAAGTGTTAGGGGGTAAATCATGGCTACAATAGTATCAAGATCTGGCAAAGGTTCGCCCCTAACCAACACTGAAGTTGATGCGAATTTTACTAACCTTAATACGGACAAGGTCGAGACAAGCGCAATTTCCACGTTTGGGGCTTCTTTGATTGACGACGCAGATGCTTCAGCAGCTAGGACAACACTTGGTTTAGCCGCATTAGCTACAGTAGCGAATGTAAGTAATTCAAACTGGAGTGGTACAGACTTGGCGGTTGCTAACGGTGGTACTGGTGCATCGACAGCGGCGAACGCCCGAACAAATTTAAACGTAGACGAGGCTGGAACAGCTCTCGCCTTATCAATAGCATTGGGGTAGTTCATGGCAAATGTATTTAAAAATTATACTACCGACGGGGGTGGGACATCTCTTTCCACTGTCTATACGGTAGGAAGTAATAAAACAGCAGTTATAATAGGGATGAATATAGCAAATGTCACAGCTTCTCAAATAGCAGTTGATGTTACACTCGGAAGTATATTCCTTGTAAAAGGAGTCCCAATTCCTGCAAACACTGCATTTTCGGTGCTTGACGGAAAAATAATTGCAGAAGCTGCAGATACAATCAAAGTTCAATCTGACACAGCCGCTTCGGTGGACGTTGTCTTATCAGTATTGGAGCAAGACGTATAATGGCAGGTTATTTAGGATCACGCCCAGTAGTTGTACAAGTAGACGGCTACCAGCGTACAGAAGCTGAATCACGTTACGTGAATGTGTCTGGGGATGATTTTACAGGCCATTTAGACTTTACTGACGACGCAAAAGCTCGTTTTGGTAGCTCAGATGAAATGCACATTTACACAGAAAGTTCTGGCAGTGGGTACAGTTATATCCAAGGCGACAGTATAGTTCTTAGAAAAGCTAACCAAAGTACAAACTATCTTACCGCTATAGGCGGCGTTGTTTCCTTGATGCACAACGGAACTACTAAACTAGCTACAGCTTCTGGTGGTATCGATGTAACTGGCACATTAACAGCAAAAGTAGCACAGACAGCAAACACAGTTATGCCAGTTGCAAAGATAACAACCTCTGGAACTTACAATAGTAGTGGTTCTTCAAATGCTGGTGGTGCACTTTCTTTTGGTCAATATGATGATTCATATCCAGCTTGGAATCTTGGTCAAATTGCTGGCATAAGAAATGGTTCAGGGTGGAATGGAGATTTACTTTTTTATGTAAACAACGGTACTTCACAAACTAGCATTTCTGAACGTGCTAGACTGGACTCGGCAGGCAATGTTTTGGTGGGTAAGACTGCATTAAATGATGCGGTTGTAGGTGTCGAACTCAGAGCATCTGGGATTGTAGTAGGGTCTGCGGCAAGTAACGTTGGAGCAGTATTTAATCGCAATACATCAGATGGCGCAATTGTTTCACTTAAAAAAGGTGGTGCTGAAGTAGGTACTATAGGTGCTAATGGCACATACCCTTACATCGGTTCTCACGGCACATCTGGCAAAGGCATAAAAATTACTGATGCTCTGTTGCCAGCAACAAACGCTGGTGCTTTTAACGATGCAGACGTAAACTTAGGTGCCTCAAACGTGCGTTGGAAAGACCTCCATCTGTCTGGCACAGTATACGTTGGAGCTGGAATGCAAGTTGCTGGACACCCTGTTGTTGGGTACGATTCTTTTGATGGTGGTTATGCTGCACGACTAGGCAGTACTGGAAGTTCAACTCTAAACGCTACCCAAATTTATGCTGGCGGTAGTGTGCAAGCTACTTTTAAAGGTGGCAAAGTGGCAATTGGGACTACTTTAGCACCATTTACCCAGTTAGATGTGGTAAGCAGTAGCAATTCAGAGATGTTAATCCACGCTGACACTGACACTGTTGGTAGTCTTGCATCCTTAATGTTTAAGACAGACTCTCAGAATTTAGACTCTCGAATGAAGGGTGCTATTATCTTCAAAAGAGATGACCCTGGCACTAGAGGAACTGGTTCGTTACACTTTTGTGTCAATGGAGTTAATAGTGATGTTAGCGCTGGAATAGCTGACTCTAAACTAAATATATCAGCGGCTGGTAATGTGGGAATTGGCATATCCGCGCCACAAGCAGAGCTACACGTACACGACCCAGCAGGTCATGCTAAAATAAGATTGTCAGGGACGGCATCAAATGCAGACACTTTTGAAATATATCAAGGTATAACTGGAGTAACAAATGGTGGTCTAACTATTCGAGATGTTGAAGCATCTGCTGATAGATTAGTAATAGACTCATCAGGCCGAGTGGGAATTGGAACTTCAAGTCCAGATAATCCTTTAGAAGTCGTAGGTGCTGATAGCGGCATTAAGATTTCATCAGGAAGTAGTAATCGACCCATGTTACGATTAGAATGTGGAAGCGATGAAAAACTTATATTATCATCTAATACTACATACGGTGCAATTGGCGATGGTTCAGATGCTAATCGTTATATGATACTTAAAGATGGCAACGTGGGTATTAAAAATACAGATCCCCAAAGACTTTTGCACGTTTCGATGGGTGGGTCAAATATAGCTGGAAATGGTTATGACTGTGCAATTTTCCAAAATAATGATGCGGTTGCGATAAGACTAGTTGATGCAGGGGATGCAGGAGGTAATGGAGGTAACGCAGGGATAGGTAACGATAACGGAAATCTTAATGTTGCTTCTGCAGGGGCATTGACCTTTGCAACAGGCTTAACCGCTAATATGTCTTTATACCAAGGAAGTAGTACTGGTGGTACAGAACGTATGCGTATTCATGTTTCTGGTGGTATTTCTTTTGGGACTGGTAATGATTTTGGAAGCGTTACTTCGTTTTGTACACAATCAGGTAAAGTTGCTAGTGTGTATAGAGATATTGAAGGTAATGGTAATTACATTATTTTTCAAAATAGCAGTAACACAGCGGTTGGATCTATTACTAGAAGTAGTTCCTCGACGGTTTATGCAACATCTTCCGATTACCGATTAAAGGAAAACGTGGACTATAGTTGGGACGCAACAACTCGTTTAAAGCAACTCAAGCCAGCACGATTTAACTTTATAGCTGATGATACAAACACACTTGTCGATGGTTTCCTTGCTCACGAAGTTTCAAGCGTAGTACCAGAAGCAATCACAGGAACTAAAGATGCAGTAGATGGAGATGGAAACCCTGACTATCAAGGCATAGATCAGTCTAAACTAGTCCCACTTCTCGTAAAAACAATACAAGAGCTTGAGGCTCGCATCACAGCACTGGAGGCATAGATGACCAAAACCAGAGATCTCGCCAATCTAATTGCTGATAGTAAAGTTGGCCCAACTGAAATAGATACTTCGGGTACATACACCCTGGGCGGTATAGCGGCTACTGGTGACTTAACACTAGACGTTGCAGGAGATATTATACTTGATGCTGATGACGCACAAGTTATATTTAAAGATGCTGGAACAACAATCGGTGGATTTAATAATAGCAGTAGCAATTTAAATATCTTTGCTCATGTACAAGATAAAGACATCACATTTACTGGTGACGATAACGGTTTAACTATTACTGCCCTCACCCTTGATATGTCAGAAGGTGGTCGTGCTAACTTCAATAATGATATTGGGTTAAATGACGGAAGAGTTTTACGTTTAGGAAATGGTGACGATACTTCTATTTATAATGATGGTTCTCACTTTAACATTGTAAACACTACTGCAAACCACGACATAATGCTTAAAGGTAATGATGATGGCTCAACCTATCACAGCCCTCACCCTTGATATGTCAGTAACGCTGGTGCGGCTACATTTAATTCAGGTGCAACTTTTGGTGGAAATCTGTTAGTAGGAAAAACTACTATAGCTACAGGCACTGCTGGTGTTGCTCTCAGGTCTAACGGAGAAGTTCGAGGCACTGTCTCTGGTGCTGAAGCGGCTAGGTTTTCAAGACTGAGTTCAGACGGAAGTATAGTTGGCTTCGAAAAAGACGGTGCAAGTGTAGGAAGTATTAATGTTGTAGCTAGTGAAATAACTATTGGGTCAAATGACGCTTTCTTATGGACATCAGGAAATAATAACGCATTTTTACCAGCATCAACCACAACTGGTGGTGCAAGTAATGGACTGTTAGACCTAGGAAGCACTGGAAGACGTTTTAAAGACCTACATCTTTCAGGCACAGCTAATTCATACAGAATGAAAGTATCCACAGCTTCGTCTGGGGCAAGTGCTGACGCATCTGCCGATGAACTTGTAGTAGAAAGTAACGGAAATGCTGGTATATCCATATTATCAGGTCAGTCATACAATGGTTCAATTTATTTCGGGGATGCTGGCGTAAATTACGATGGCTTTATTACTTATGGTCAGGGCACTAGAAGTATGAGCTTTGGAACTGCGGCTGGAACGCGCATGACCCTTGACTCCTCGGGAAACTTGGGAATTGCAAAAGCCTCTCTAAATACATGGAGTTCAGGTTATAACGCATTGCAAGTTGGCGGCAGAGGGTTTGTTGGAGCGCATACTGGTAGTGACCTTTATCTTGGACAAAACGCTTCGTTTAACAGCGGTTGGAAATACGAACAGTCAGTAGCCGCATCGATGACTCAACACTCAGGTGGTAAAATTACCCACTTTGTTGCTCCTGCTGGTACCGCAGGAAATGCTATAAGTTGGAATACTGCGATGGATATTACCGCAGAAGGAACTACAACGTTAGCTGGTACTTATTCTTCAACAAATTCTGTGAATTATGTTCTGCGACTTCAAAGTTCAAGTAGTGGTTCAGCAGTAGCTGGTCACGGTACAGGAATACAGTTTTTAGGTGAAAGAAACGATGGAAACGTTCAATCATTAGCACTAATCCAGGCTGTAACATTAACAAACTCTGGCACAAGTATTGCCGCGGGTTTACATTTTTATACAGGTTCGGGTGGTGCGCCAAGTGAACGTATGAGTATCACAAGTGCTGGTCAATTTGTAATGCCAGGTGTTTATAATGACACTACCTCTGACGCTGCAAATATAAATGTTAGAAGTGATGGGTTACATAGGCGTAGTACTTCTTCCTTACGTTATAAAAATACTATTAACGATGCTACTCATGGATTAACAGAATTGCTTGCATTGCGTCCTGTTACTTACAAAGGGAATAATGATGGTGACACTGTATTTGGTGGTCTAATTGCAGAAGAAGTACACGATGTAGGACTAACGGAGTTTGTTGATTATGACTCTCAAAATAGACCTAATGCTTTGCGTTATTCCCATATGATATCTCTTTGCGTCAAAGCACTACAAGAACAACAAGAAATAATTGAGTCTCTTACGGCTCGCATAACAGCACTGGAGGCATAAATGTCAGGATACATAGGAGTTCAACCAGTACCGAAAGCCACGCAACGGCGTGAGTACTTTACTGCAACTAACGGGCAAACTAGTTTTAGCACTAGCGGGTACACTCCTGAGTATATTGATGTGTATATGAACGGAGTTAAACTTTCTCCAGCTGACTTTACTGCTACAAACGGATCTGACGTTGTTCTAGGGTCTGGCGCAGCAACAGGCGACTTACTTCAAATTATTAGCTTTTTACCTTTTTCAGTCTTAAACCAAGCGTTTAGCGGCACTCTTAGCGTAGCTGGAGCAGTAACAGCCAACGCTGGTGATGTAAAAGTAAGAAGCACTTCTGGCTCTACACTAGAACTTACCAACACTTCAACTACTCTTGGAGATAATGCTTTTGTAGGCGGTTTAGCTTTTAGAAATGATGACACTTCAGGAAGTCCACCTCACTATGCTGGTATAAAAGCAAGGACTGATGGTTCTGGTGGTACTGAAATGGATTTGGAGTTTTATGCTAACAGAGATAAGTATGAAACTGATGCTCCCCATATGATATTGAGGAGCACTGGTAATCTTGGCATAAATATTGCAGACGCTTCTCAGAAACTGCACGTCGGTGGAAACGCAATTATTACTGGTCTTACTCGGCTAGGCAATGGAACAGAAAGTTCTCCAGCGTATCAATTTGTCGATGACACAAACACTGGTATGTATAGGAGCTCTAGTGATGTACTAGGTTTTTCTACTGGTGGTGCAAATAGACTAACTCTCAATTCAACTGGTGCTATCTTTGCTGGCAACGTGGGAATGGGAACTATAAGTCCAGCCCCTGACTATGGTTCAGATATTGCTTTAGAAATTAAAGGTGCTAGTTCACCTGGTCTTGTCATTAATGATACTGGTCAAGGGTCTAAGTATGGTATTCATGCAGATTCAAATGACTTAAAAATTACATATGGCTCAGGAGCCTTAGCTACATTTCAGAATGATGGCAAAGTGGGTATTGGAACTTCTGCACCCAAACGACACATTCATTTGAATGGTGGTAACGAAACCACTAAGATTCAAATCACAAACCAAACAACTGGCAGTGGTTCAGATGGCGATGGTTTCCAAATTGGTATCGCAACCGACGGAACAGCAAATATAGAACAACGCGAAAATGCCGATTTGGTATTTACTACAAATAATACAGAACGGTTTAGGATTGATTCTGCTGGTTTAATTTCTGCTGGCCCATTTGGCGGTGGAGGTAATGCCATTATCGCTGGCTCTTCTTCACCTTCATTTACAAACCAACCTGGCACAAACTTACTTCTAAAATCTGGTGATGGTTCTGGTACTGGTGGCTCGTATATGACCTTCTCTACTAGTGAGGGTGGTGCAAGTGGTACTACTGTGAGGACAGCACAAGAACGTATGCGTATCGACAACTCAGGCCGAGTGGGAATTGCTAATGATACCCCTGGAGATTTTAATGCCTCTGGTGATGATTTAGTCATAGGTAATTCTAGTGGAAACCGTGGGATTACAATTCGTTCAGGAACTAGTAACAGTGGTAATCTTTTCTTTGCAGATGGCCTATCAGGTGATCAACTTTATAGAGGTTTTATTCAGTATCAACACGCCGACGATAGATTGGTTTTAGGTGCTGGAGGTGATGATAGAGTATGGATTTCTAGCTCAGGCAACGTGGGAATTGGAAATGCAGATCCTAGTGCAAAGATTGATGCCGTAACCAATAGCAATGTTTATGCGGCTGAGTTTATACAGCAAAACACCTCAAACGGTGATGGCGTACTTATACAAGTAGGCAGTACCGCAGCGGCAGACTATGTTTTAACGTGTAGAAGTAATGCTGGTGCGGTTTCTGCATTAGCAGTTAAAGCAGATGGTAAAGTTGGTATTGGGACGTTTTTACCTACTTGTCACCTTTCAGTAAAAGGCCCAACTAGTGATTCAGGTAAAATTACCGAGTTTTATGGTAGTCGCCAAGAAGGTTCTTTACAGGTAACAAATTATTTAACGGGCAGTGATAACGATAGAGTAGGGTTGTATTGGAGAAATTCAGGTGTTGTTAACACACGAATGTGGTGCGACGATACAATGGACATTCGTGTCCATTCTGGAGACCCAAGCTCCGATACTGACGGAACAGTAGTAGGAACACAAACCTTTAGTGGAACACACATTTATAAAACAGACGCTACTGACTTGGTTGTTGGACAAGCTGTAAGATTAGTCGGTAGAAAACTTGTTAAAACCACATCCGCTAACGATAAACTTTGTGTGGGAATTTATGCTGGGCAAAGTGGTAAAATTGTAGATAGTTTTGGTCAGGCTTGTAACGAAACAGACGGATATGGTCACGCTGTTATTGCTCTGGGTGACACTAGAATGAAACAGTCTGGTACTACAACAATAGGTGTTCTTGTAGACGGCTCAGTCGAAGCAGGAGATTTGTTATGTACCTCAGGCACAGCAGGAAAACTTACTGTACAAGCAGATGATATTATTAGATCATACACAGTAGGTAAAGCAATAGAAGATGGTAATGCATCAGCCCCTGTATATGCTTACATATATTGTGGATAAAGGATAATATAAACTACTAACTAACCCTGAAAGGAAATAAAATGACGGACAAAAAAACAAAAACTCCAGTCACTATAGATAATACAGAATACATGCTTGAGGATATGTCAGAATTAGGTCAACGCTTAGTTCAACATGTAGCAGACCTTGATAGAAAAATTCAAAACCTTGGCTTTCAGTTAGAGCAAATGCAAATGGGTCGAGATAGTGTTTGGGCTAAACTTCAAGGAGAAATAAAAGTTGAAGAAGCTGAAATAAGTTAGGATTAACAATGGCAAGAACAGTAGTGCAAGCTCACGACCGCATAGACATAATCGAACCTAAGATTACTAAACTAGAGACTGAAAATCATATTCAGTTTAAAGAGGTGTTCTATAGATTAAAACGTTTGGAGATGTTCTTAGTGGGTGGGCTTGGCGCTACTATTGCTATGTTAGTGAGTATATTACTTAAAATGGGATAAATAATGAAAAAATCTTTTCTGTATATAACATGGGCTTTTTTAGTATTTTTGTTTTTAATAGTATTAGTACCGATGGTCTATGCAGATACTACGTTACAACCTTGCGATAGTACTACTAATAGCAATTGTATAGAAACAAACAGTACTACAAACTCCACAACCAACTCTAAGATAGACAGTACAACTACTGTTAAGTCTCCCCCTCCTTCTGCTATGGCTCCAAGTATTAACTCGTCTAACTCAGATACGTGTCATATAAGCGTAGCGGGGGCTGTACAAACCCAGATTCTTGGTATTAGTGCTGGTAAGACAGTTCGAGATTTAAACTGCGAACGTTTAAAAAATGCAAAAGTTATGTATGATATGGGGCTTAAGGTAAGTGCTGTGGCAATAATGTGCCAAGATAAAAGAATCCATTTAGCGATGGCAAATTCTGGTACACCATGTCCAATCAACGGTCTTGTAGGTGACGCAGCTACGACTGAGTGGGAAAACAATCCACATCTTGTACCTGGGTATGTAGCTGGAAAAAAGGAGGATTGGGATGAAGATGATATCAATACTGCCAAAGGTGCTGCTGGTATTGGTGGTCTTTTGTTGGCCTTGCTATTCTTACTCTGAAAATATTTTTGGTAACACAGAAAACGCGGCTTCAGACGCACACAAATGGGTAATGAATAACCTGTTACCGAGTCAAACTGGTTTGACTATCGAAGGTATATTCCACCGCTACACACTAACTAAGGATGCAACAAAAGACTCTACTGTGTCTATTACTAATAAAAAAGTGGGCAGTGAGGAGTATATCTACGAATATATAGATGACTGGAACAAAATTCCTGGGGGCACTAAAGTTACATACGACCCAATACCCTCTACTCTTGGTAATTTGTTTGGGGATGGTGAGATAAAAGTAACAGGAGATGGGTCGTTGTCAGATGTCACTATTCTTTACCACTACAAGTTTGATCCGTGCCACACACCACTCAGCGATCCGACGTGCCCAGATTTTCAAGATGCATTATATCAATATTTACTTGATAACAACTTGTTAGATTCTCCTAACGTCGAAGATCCTTTTTATAATCAATGGGTACAAATACAATTAGATGAGCAAGCAGAAGCAGAAAAACAAGAAGCTTTAGAAGCTCAAGAGGAAGAAGAAGAAACTGAAGAGCTAAGTGTAGAAGAAATACTTTCTGTGGCAGGAGCAGCAGAAAAAATTGCAGACTCTGCGCAACAGTTAGACATGATGAAACAGATAGCTGCTGTAGGAAAACTTGAATTATACTACAATACTGTTATAGATGGTGGTATATATAAAGATACCTTAACAATAGAAGGCGGTACTATAGAGGACAATTTTAGCGGATTGAGAAATCTGACTCAGGATAGTGTTCATAGAAGTATAGTTCGTTCTCAGTACGGCGACTAATAACGGAGCTAATATGATTAAAAAAATAACACCTATACTATTCTTGCTGTCAGCCACCTGTGCTTGGGCAGTCAATTCACCAATTAACGGTTTAGTGCAAGCCAACTGTTCTATATATACCACAACACCAGGCCAATATGGAAATCCTAGCCCTTGGAAACTTTCTACAACCCCTGCTGACGGTGGCGTAGAAGCAATCATACGCGTAGATATAGCTGCCGCTAACTACTACAATACTAAGTTTACCCACCCAAACAGCTTTAGTTCATCTCCAACTTTGGTTGATGCTATAGCGTGGACAGGAAGCACAGCAGTAAGTTCACATTCCGTTTCTGGTATGTCAGCCTATGAAGCGGCCAAAGTAGTTGTGAATAATACTACAACATTTAATATGACTTTAGCGGGTTCTACTTGGTTTAAAGTTGCATCAACCGCAAGTTATGGTTCCTCTAAAGCATTACCAGCAGGTAATTATACTGCTATGATCGTTGCTGAATGTATTGCAAAGTAGTTCTTTTACTGTTTGCGTTGAATTTAAACGCTCAAGCGCACGAGATGACTCCTGCGTACCCTAAGTTTAAACAAAGTTACATCGAAGGTGTATCAGTTACTGGTATGTCTTTGTTTAACAGACGCAGTGATGCTTCATACTATGAAATTGGTGTATTTACAGAAGGTTGGAAAACAATCCCGTTTGCTTCTACGTCGAAACTTATAAAGGTACGCTACACTAGAAGACATTCTTTTGACGTGTATGTCCGTAACGAAGACTTGGATAGAGTATATTATATTTGTACTATTTCAAAAATACTCAAAGGAAAAGCACAGACTAGTCAAATAGCATCAAGAATATGTTCCAGAGTTAAGTAATGAAATTATGGTTATACATTTTAATTATTATGCTAGTAACGGGTTGTACGTGTACGTTTGCGTATGCTGATAGCACAAGTAATTCATTAAGTTTATCTATTCCTAACTCAGGAAACAACTATCAATCAGATAAGTTTAGATCTGGCGACTTAGATTGTAGTAATGCTATTGGGTCTGCAACAAATATTGAATTTGGCCTTACATCTATTATTCAAGGTGGCACAGCAGAGAACAGCGGTAAAACAGGCGATATTGGTATTTACAGTAGAATTACTATACCATTAGGAAAAAGAGCTAAATCTAGGATAAATTGTAATAGGTTGTACGAACTGGAGCTGAAGAAAAAACAACTAGAAGTGATGAAGTTACAACAGGAAATTAACAGGTTGCGTGAGTTGGGTAATGACTTATCGTTTGAGAATTAGGAGAAGATTATGGCTGAAATGGAGGTAGGTGGTGTAAAGTTTTCTGGTTTTGGTAAGATTGGTATTGCAGTCACAGCATTAAGCACATTAGCAGGGTCAGCTTATGTGGGCTACGAGTTTTATTTTGATTATCTTGACCTGCGCGAAGTGGTGCAAGAGATTGATATTGATGCAATTAAAGCGGAAAATGAGCTCGTCTTAACAAAGCTAGATGACGCTATTGTCTACACCAGAGATATTAAGAACAACCTTAGAGATGATCTCCTTAAACTAGAAGGGTATATTGATAAGCTTGAAACAAAGATTGAAACTTCCTCAGAACGTATAAAAACAACGCAAAGTTCTATAGACTTGGTACTAGAAGACGTTCTTAATCAAATGAACGAGGTGCAAAAAGACGTGACAGCTGCAATAAGAGAGGTTGAAACGTTAAATAGGGAGACAGAGAAGGATGTTCGTGATACAATGCGCGAAGTTGAAAATAGAATAGAAGAAGACATGACTAAGCTTGAAGATAAACTAAATGAAAGATTACAGGAAGCATTAGATAATCCCTTGGCTAATTAAGGATTTTATGATATGATAACTATTATTATAAACATATTTTTTGCACTAGTAATATTAGACTCAGCAGGAGTTATTTAATTATGGCTAAAAAATTACAAGAAGATAGCAAGTACGCAATGGCAGATGCCGATGGCGATGGGGTTATTACAGATGCGGAACTTGATCGACACGAGAGATGGGTTCGCCTAGAGAACGAAGATAAGTTGGCTGACACGCAACGTATGATGGCGTGGATTGCAATGGTTGTAACGATTGTAGCGGTCATTGTTTTATTAACTCCAGTTGTGGCTATAGACAGAGTTGCTACCGCGTCAGGTTTCTTAAATACGTTTATTGTGGCTCAGTTAGGAGTTGTTGTCGGTTTTATGGGGGCTACAGCCTTATCTAAAACTAAGTTAAAATAGGAGGATAACATGTTATCACTGCTAGGAGCAGCACTAGGGTTTGGTACTTCTATCATTCCTAGTATTCTTGATTTATTTCAGCAAAAACAAAAAGACGCTCAAGAGCTTAAAATGCTTGAAGCTAAAGGTAAATACGCGGCACAGCTATCTTCCCTGAAGTTAGATGAACTAGATGCCAAGGCAGACATTGCTGAATCAGAAGGTATATACAAGGCAATGGCAGCGGCAAACGCCAAGTCTGGATTTGCGGCAGCTTTATCAGGATCGGTACGACCAGTTGTAACATATTTATTTGTGGGTTTGTTTCTGACTGTAAAAATTAGTGGGTTATTCTATTCTATGAGTACAGGCGTTACATTTAACGATGCGGCACAAGCTATATGGAATGACGACACAAATTTACTGTTTACAAGTATAATCAGTTTCTGGTTTGGGTCACGTCAGTTTGCTAAACTAAGGAAAGGCGCTAAATGAGACAAAATTTTAAAGAGTGTATAACACGCCTTCTTGAACACGAAGGAGGTTTTGTAAATCATCCTGATGATCCAGGCGGAATTACTAATCACGGTGTTACTAAAAAAGTATATGAAGAGTGGGTTGAGCGTGAAGTGTCTGAACAAGAGATGCGTGACTTAACGCATGAAGATGTAGCTCCAATATATAAAAATAACTATTGGGATAGGCTTCGGGCAGACGATCTTCCTTCTGGGGTTGACTGGAGTTGCTTCGATTGGGGTGTGAATAGCGGGACAAGTCGAGCAGCTAAAGCACTGCAACGTATTGTAGGTGTAGAACAAGACGGCGGCATCGGGCCAATGACACTACAAGCAGTCGCTGAAGTAGAGCCCACAGAAATAGTAGAACAAATGCACCATATGCGTGATAAGTTTTACAGAGACCTCAGCACCTTTGACACTTTTGGACGTGGTTGGATAAGACGAAATGATGAGACTAAAGAGCAGGCACTTAATCTAGTAGAGTAAAGGAGAATATTATGGATTGGATTAAAGGAAGACTAAAAGAACCTTCAACCTATGGAGCTGCGGCTGTTGTAGGTGTAGGACTTGGTATACTATTTACTATGCCAATACTAACCTGGGCAGGTATTGTTTGTGCTATTTTTGGGTTAGTACTTAAGGAAAAATCAGACGAGTAAGGAGTTAAATTTATGGCTGTTTTTTCCATAAGGTCATTTGGGGGCATAGCACCTGTTGTCCCTGCTCGGTATCTTCAAGATAACCAAGCGCAAACAGCTATAAATTGTCCTGTGTTCCAAGGAAGTATTCAATCTTTGGGAGATATAGGAGCTTCTGTTGCTACCTTACCAAAAGTAGGAACTGTTCAGTGTTTGTATAGGTATGGTCAAGATGCTGTATCTGAAAATAATTATTGGTTTCATTGGACATCTGATGTTGATGTATGTCGCTCTCAGATAGCGGGAGATGTTTCTGAATGGACATTTTTTACAGGTGATGGTGGGCCAAAAGCTACTTATAACGCTATTGCTTTAACAGGTTCTAATTTTCCTGCAAACACAAGACCTTTAGGTTTACCTGCGCCATCAGCAGCTCCAGCAGTTTCGGCTGATACGTTTACGCCTGCTGCGCATCCGGCTCTCGTTATGCTTACTGACGCACACGTTGATAGTTTAACTACTGCGCATGGTATTTTAATAAGTACAACAGCTTCTGGCACTCCAAGTTATACAACAGTATCTTTGTCAGGGACTATTACTTCAACAAGTGTAGCAGCCGCTATTAACGCAACATCTTTAGCTGTTACAGCAACAGAAAAAAGTGGAAGCGTTGAGATAAAATCAACTGGTACTGGAGATGCGGCTAAACTTTTTGTTAAATTTCAAACAGGAACAACTCCAGACACAGAAGGCACATTTACCTTACAAACTAACCCTAATCTTTCAGCTTCAGGTACTGCTGATAATTCTGCTTTTGTTGTTATTGAAGACTCAGAAATAGGATCGATTACGTCTGGCGATAAAATATTTGTAAGTACAAATAACGGCACGCACGCTAATGATGTTACATATACATTTAGCGGAACTCTAACAGCTTCTGCGTTCGCCACTTATCTTGATACTCAATTAGGTACAAATGTTGAGGCAACTGCGTACGGCTCTTGTGTTGTTTTAACCCCTCACAATAGTGGAACAGGAGCAAACGGAACTATAACTTACCGACGCAAGGCAAGCAATGTTGCAGTAACAGAACTAACAAGTAGTGGTTCAGAATCTGCTGGCCCTGCTAGAATATTTGTAACGCAGACAGATGTTGATAACCTAGAAGGGAAGTATTTAAAGCTTACTGTTAACGGGGTCGATACTATTTTACCTGTTTCTTCTGCAGCTTATGTTAGCACATTTGCCACGCTTTCGTCGTATGGAGTTGGCACTAAAGTATATGGAAGTATTGATCCTTTTGCAGTAGTTGAAACAACGGCTGTAGGCACTTCTGCATCTATTTCAGTACGCGGTGGAACGTACCCAGACACAGCTGTTTTTACTGAACAACAAAGCGTTGGGTATTCAGACGAAGACGAAACGTTAGAAACTCGTGTTTATGCGTACACTTATGTAAATAAAGAGTCTGGTTTTGAGTTTGAATCTGCGCCTTCTGCGGCTTCTGCTTCTGTTGATGTACGAGATGGACAGACTGTTTCTGTATCAGGATTTGCAGCAGTTCCCAGCGCAGGGTATTTAACGACGCACAAACGTATATACCGCTCTGTTGTAGGAACGTATTTATTTGTTGCAGAGATAACAGCAGCCGAAGCAAGTTTTACTGATGATATAAAGCCAGAAAGTTTAGGAGAAGTACTTCCTTCTTTGACTTGGAGTGAGCCACCTCAAACGCTTTCGGGGCTTATTAATCTTCCAAATGGTATAATGTCAGGTTTTACAGGAAGGGATGTTTACTTCTGCGATCCGTACCATCCTCACGCGTGGCCTGAAAATTATGTTCAAACACTTGATTTTCCTATTGTCGGCTTAGGTCGTATGGACACAACACTTGCTGTGCTTACTAAAGGTACACCGTACTTAATTCAAGGTACGCACCCATCTAATATGGCTGTTGTTAAATCTGATCTTGAACAGGCTTGCGTATCTAAAAAAAGTATTGTGAGTTTAATGGGAGGCGTTTTATACGCTGCACCTGATGGTTTAATGTTACTTTCCCCAGGAGGATCTCGTATTGTAACAGAGAATTTGTTTGATTATTCTCAGTGGCAAACATTCTTTAAACCTGAGTCGATACATGCTTACCAACAAGATAATCAGTATATAGCTTTTTATAATAACGGAACTCAAAGTGGAGGTTTTATTTTTGATGTTCGTAGTGGACAATTTATTTTACATGATATGTACGCAGATGCGGGATACCACGATTTACTTTTAGATAAACTTTTTCTTGCGGTTAACGACAGTGGAAACAAAGTAAAAACGTGGGGGACAGGTAGCAGTAAATCTTATACATGGAAGTCTAAAAAATTTACTATGCCCCAAGTTATGGGTTTTTCATGCGCTCAATTAGAAGCTGAAGGTTACCCCATGACTGTAAAATTCTATGCAGATACCACGTTAGTACATACACAAACTGTACAAAATAGAGATCCTTTTAGGCTTCCTTCTAAAGTTGGGCGCGATTGGGAAATGCAAATAGAAGGGTCTAAAGAAGTTTTTTCTCTTTCTATTGCTAATTCTATGTCGGAGCTTGCAAGTGGCTAATCTACCAACAGTATCGTCTCCGCTCCCAAGAGATCTGCAACAGTTTATTAGTCGAGTTCGAGAGGCACTAGACGGCGGAGGAGAAGATGCTGTTGTAACTGCCCGCCAACTTATAGCAGCGGGTGTAGTAAAAAATAAAAACGGTGGAGGGTTTACTACTGTAAACGGACCAATTGAAGCACCTCGCGCTCCTAGTAACTTAAGCGCGTCAGGAGCACTTGCTAATATTATTCTTAGTTGGAATGCTCCTACTTATAACGGTCATGCTTACACTGAAATTTGGGCACATACATCAAATGTTATTGGTGACGCCGTTCTTGTAGGTATGACTGCTGGAAATAATTTTGCGCATAATTTAGGTGATTCCGCAACACGTTATTATTGGGTTCGAAACATAAATCAAAATGGGACAGCTAGTGCTTTTAATGCTACAGATGGAACTCAAGCTACAACAGGGACAAGCCCTACGTATTTGCTATCATTGCTTACAGATCAAATTACTTCTTCTCAACTTGCTACAACTCTTAGCACTCGAATTGATTTAGTCGATGGAGCTGATACAGTTAGCGGATCTGTAAACGCAAGAATAAAAATAGAAGCTGACCCTCTTAAAGCACAATACACTGTTAAGATTGATAGTAATGGTCACGTTTCAGGATTTGGGCTTGGGTCTGAAGATGTAGATGGCACGTTAATAAGTAACTTTATGGTAGCGGCAGATAGATTTTCTGTTGTTAACCCTAACGTAGTTAATGGTGCAATTACAATGTCTGTTGAGGGGTCTTCTAGTACAAGACGATATGTAAAAGTCCCTGAGACTGTTTGGAATGCATATACATATGTTAACGGTGATACACTAATTATAACTGGCATGGGAGAACACCCTACTAATGGACTTAATGGAACCTATACAATTTTTGGCAAAGCTAATGTTGTAAGTCCTGGGTATGGTAAAGTTATAGAAGTTGGTAGAATAAGACAGGGAGGTACATCTGGTTTTTTACCAGACTTAGACGCTGCTAGTGGGCAAACCGCAGAACAACGTATGGCTGCAGCATACCCCGATGCTAGAGGAGCTATAAACTTAGACCAGAAAGCTCCGTTTATTATTAGTACAGGGTCTACTACAATTAACGGAGTTACAGTACCTGCTGGCGTTTATATGAACTCTGCTATGATTGGCGATGCTACAATCACAAACGCTAAGATAGGTAGTTTAACTGCTGATAAAATTACAGCTAGTTTACTTAACACTGTAGATTTTTATGGAAATACTATTGCAGGGTCTACTATTTATCTTGGAGGTTCGGTTACATATACTCAAGATAGTGGTGGAAACAATATAGGTATTCAATCTGTTGCATCACCAAAAATTACCTTAGACAGCAACGGAGCAACGTTTTTAGTAGACGCATTTAAAGTTAGCAACGGTACTTCAAACGAAACACCTTTTGAAGTTTCTAGTGGGACTGTAAGAATTAAAACTGCAAACATCGGCGATGGTACAATTACCAATGCAAAAATTTCAAACGTGATTCAATCAGCGGCTTATTCTGCTGGTTCTGCTGGCTGGAAGATAGATAAAGCTGGTGCTATGGAAATGAATAACGCTACGTTTCGAGGGACATTAGACGTTGGCGGTTCTTCGGGAAGTCGTATGACAATCAGCAGTACAAAAATAGAGGTATACGACGGCTCAACTCTTCGAGTTAAGATAGGAGATTTATCCTAGTGGCGTATGGAATACAAGTTGATGGACAAAATCTTACTTACAGCGCTTTAAGTGTTATAACTAAAGGCTCTTTAAGTAGCGCAGGTTCTATAAACTTAAGCAAAAATAATTTTTCCGATGTAAGTGAGTTTAAAGTTGTCTTTATTGCTACGGGTATAAGAGATACTTCTGAGGAAGAGTTGCGCCCTACAAGCTCGCAGTCGTCTACAATCATAACAATAACACAACCTACTAACGGTACTCCTCATCAATATTTGGTGCTTGGTCGGTGAGTTATGGGGTAGCAGCATACGGGACTGATGGAAAATTAACATTCCATAGCGATTATTCGTCGATAGTTTACTATGGAACAATGTCTACAACAACAAGTGCTATACGTCCTACTTATACAGGCGATCACCACATAGCTATTTCAAGTTCTATAAAAGATAGCAATTATGATATGGGGTGGATTGTACAGTACACTATTACATTAGATGTAGATTACATGATTCCTTTTTACTGTCCTACTTATAGTGGGCAAGAAATTGCAATCATGGACATTATAAACGAAGGAACTACCTGGGTTGTTAACGTACTTTTTAGTGGTACGCAGTCTCAGTACCCTGCGTTATATGCTTTTTGCCCATTAACAGAAATATCTTCATCTGTTTCATTAAATAGTTACGGTATTGCTGTGTATGACTCAAGTAGTGCGCTTGTGTTTACAGATAGCAAACGACCTCTTCGTATTGATGAAGTTATATCTATTACTCACCCAAATTCAATAAAAACAGGGTCAAAAGGAACTTGTGGGTATTCTGGTGCAAGTAGTACGTGCCATGTAAGTTTTACTCCTGATCAATCGCAAACGTATTCTGGTTCTATATCAAATACAGCAAACAAACTTTATCACATAGTACCATCTGCGTACGGAGGACTCGCGTACAATAACAATGGTACAGGCTCTCATTCATGCGGTTTTTTAAATTTATTTACTCGTAATTACTCGTGGGCTTATAAATCTTGGAACTCTTTTAGAGGTACGGTTGCACATCCGCGCGGCACTACAAACCATATTGCTGGATGGGAAAGTGATTTTAGTGGAGCTGCTTACCAATATGCGGAAGGCGGGTGCGGTATAGGAGGATTTTTAGGAGCGTTAATCGGTGTGTTTCTTGTAGTTTTTACAGGTGGTGCTGCTTTAGCTCTTATTGGCGGGGCTCTTGCAGGTTTTGTAGTCGGAGATTTGTCGGTAGGAACTGCACCTTCTATAAAAGCTTATGATGCTGATGAAGTATTTGACCAAAACGGTAGACCTGTTAATTTAATGGTAACAGATAAAACTTATTACGGGATTAGTTAGGAGATAATATGGCGTATAACAGAGAATTTATTGTTGATAAAATATATGTAATTGATGATTTTCATGGTTGGACTAAAGCAATTGCTCGGGTTGAAGCTTACTGGAAAATAACAAATACAGAGTACCCAAAAGGCTTTAAAAACTATGATTTAACTAAAGATCTTCCGATTGAAGACATTACAAGAGATACATGGATTGAGATAAATGAAGTAACAAACAATGATATAGAAACATGGCTTACAGTTGGCATGACAACACAAGATAAACTTGAAATTGAATTAGACTCTCAACCAGAACTTATAAAAACAAATCGTATGGATAGCTGGGTTGTGCATTATGATAGAAATGCTTAAACTAAAATTAACCAAATCTTGTTTTCAATGTTGGTTTGGGCGTTTACTTTTACTTAGTTTTATTGTGGTTTTAGGGTTTGAATTGTGGAGTTAGCTAAATAGTAATTTAAGTAAAAAGAAGAAAAGCATTGTTTTCGCGCGTAAATACGTGTTAACGTGTAAACAGGAGTATTTATGTCTGAACCTCGACTAGTATTCGATGATAAATATCGAGTGGGAGAGTGGGTAGCCGAGCATATGCCTGACGGCGCATCCTGGCATGATTACTACGCAATGGGCGCTGAGGCAAACGGCGATTTAGTAAGTGGCATAGTGTTTGAAAACATGAACGCTCACAATGCTAACGTCCACATTGCAGTTAGCAAACCCACCAAGCTATTTTTGGAGCTTTTAGATCACGCTTTTATCTATGCGTTTGAAACTTGCGGCTTCGAAGATTAACAGGACTGGTGGAGGCCGATCACGTTAAAGCTCTCCATTTAGATTTACATATTGGCTTCCAAGTTGAAGCTGTAATGAAAGGGGCTGGGTCGTCTGGCCAAGATTTATTAATTCTCGTGCTTTGGCCCGAGAACTATCGTAGAGGAAAAAGGCTATGGGCAAAAACAATGTCGCCGCACCAGACTACGCTCCACTAGCAGAAGCTAGCGCAGAAGCTGCTCGTATTCAAACGGGCTTAGGTCGCGAACAATTAGACTTTGCACGACAACAATATGATCGATCAGCACCTATTCTTGAAGGAATAGCTCGCCAACAAATGTCTGCTCAAGATGAACAAATGGCGCAAGCAAGAGATTATTATAACTATCAGAGAGATACATATCGTCCTCTTGAACGTTCTATAGTACAAGACGCAGAACGATTTAACACAGAAGCTTATCGAAATGAGCTTGCGTCAAAAGCAGCTGCTGATGCTGGACAAGCATTTGGTATATCACAACAACAAAACCAAAGAGCTATGGCAGCAATGGGAGCAAATCCTAATTCTGGAAGATTCGCAGGGATGCAAAACGCATCTGGTTTGCAACAAGCAGCACTTCGCGCTAACGCTATGACAGGTGCAAGATCGCAAGCACAACAAATGGGGTATGCACGAAAGCTAGATGCAGCAGGATTAGGACGTGGATTAGCAGGCGCATCTGCTGCCGCATACGGCGGCGCTACAGGCGCAGGTTCTGCAGCAGGACAAAATGCTCAGTCGGCAGGCCAGAATTATATGGGTAACATGGCAATAGGTTCTGGTACAATAGGTGCAGGACAGCAAATGCAGCTGTCTGGACTAAGTAATGTTTTAAACAATCAGACGCAAACATATATTAATACATCAGGTAGTTTCCTTGGTGATCTAGGTGGAATATTAGGTGGAGCGGCTTCTGCTTACACTGCATTTGGTTCTGATCGAAAGATAAAAGAGAACATTGAAGAAGTTGGAGTCGACCAACGTACAGCATTAACCCTTTATGAGTTTAATTATATAGGCGATACTACACGTCGTTTCCGTGGAGTTATGGCTGACGAAGTTGAAATGGTTTTCCCAGATGCAGTTATAGACACAGATTTAGGGTTTAAAGCAGTCGATTATGGTGCTCTCGGAATAGAGTTTAGGGAGGTAGCATAATGGCTCGTAAATCACCGTGGCAAGAATTTGCTGATAATTTTGATTCTGTTTATGGCACATTTCAAAAAGTAGGAAAGAATATTGAAACTAAGCGTCTTATGGACGACGAAAAATTTACTGCAGAAGGTGGACTTGGTTTTGGGTTAGAGGGTAATGCGCTAGAAAAAGCTCGTTATAAAGCACTTGGTGACATTTACACCAAATACGGTGATGCAGATAAAGGTCTTGCTGTTCGACAGCAATTATCAAATTTAGAACAAACAACACGGGCAAATGATATAGCTGAAGCAACGCTCAATGAAACAATTGCACAAAAAGGTGATCTTGCATCACTATTATTAAAAGCCCAAATAGGAGATACGGAGGCAGGTGCAGAATTAAAACAAGCGCAAGCAAACAAAATAACAACACTTCTAGGCGCAGACCTTGAATTTGCAATACAGACTGCTAAAAATGCAGGCTACACCGCTAACATAAACGGGGTAAAGGCTTATCTTGCAAAAGAAACTCAAGGAGAAACTTTAGACGCACAGCTATCAGATTTAAAACTAAAGATGGCACAGAATAAAGGACTTATAGCTGCAGCAGATAGCGAAACCTACGAACAAAGTTTAATTGCAGGCCAAGAACAAATAATTGACAATGCAGGACTAGTAGCAAATCAGCGTAAACGTTCAGACGCAACTATAGATACTGATATACAATCAACAAACTTAACAAACCAAGTAGACATTTCTAAGAGTGAAACATTTTTAGCTTTTGAAGGTTTAAACCAAGAACTTTTTGGAGAAGAGCTTAAAAATCGTATATCAAAAGCTAAAGCTGATGGAAACACCTCGCAACTAGCAGAAATAGAGTCTGCCGCTTTTCTTAAATTTACAAAAGATTCTCAAGCGGGACTTTACAAAGATGATGATAAAGCAGCGTCAGACGCGTTTATAAATATAGTAAAACAATTTGACCCAGGTAGAGCTGCTAAACTAGAAAGCGATTATACAGCAACTGAAGTTGGGCAAATAGCTAATAATGGGATGAAAGTCCAAAACGAAGTAGCATCGTTTTTACAAAACCAAGATTTCGAGGGGTTGGCTGAATATTTTGACGAGAAAAATGGAGATGATTTTGGTATTAAAATTACACGCACTGAAGCAGGAGGCGTTAAAATTGTAGAAACAGGTGCTAATGGTGAACCTGTAAATACTATATTAGATGCTGCAGATCAGGCTACAGCTTTAGAAAATATGCAAGCACTTAGTACTTTTGGTAATACTGCTTCTTATGCTGAGTTGTTATTTAAGCGAGAGAAGGGTGAAGCAGAAGTAAGTAAATTAGAAGCTGAAACTGGTAGTATTAAAACAAGTACAGAGTACCAAGAAATTCTTAATGACTCAGCTAAACTAAGTGAAGAACTAAAAAATAGCAATATGGAAACACGCACAGAATTAGCTAACGCTCAAATTGCCAAACTCAAACAAGAGGTTAAACAAGAAGAGGGACTAACTTGGAATAAAAAACAAGCTATAAAATCTTACGGTGCATGGTTAAGCAGTAGTGTGTACCGAGATCTAGTAGTGCTTCTTGAAGACGAACCTGAAATGCTTTTAAACTACCAAAACAGAATAAAACTAGGACTTGGTGTAATGGAAAAACCTCCAGCGGGAATAAAAACAGAAGACTGGTTAAAACTAGAGGACGTTGAAAGAGCAGAAATACTAGCGGCGGGATAAAAATGAATCAAGCACAACGGGAACTTTTAGGTAAATTTTTAAACCCAAAAGATGATGAAGACGATGATAATCTAACGCCAGCTACTTATACAAGTCCGCGCATTGGTTATGAGTCAGGTCAAGATCTTCTTATGTCTAGCCCTAATTACTTAACTGGCTTAGATGGAAGCGGCCCAAATACAGTTGGTCTAGCAAATGATTCTTTGTATGGTGGTATTCCTACGTCAAGCGCGGGTGGAGAAAACGAAGAAGAAAACACTGAGCAAAATAATGTAAACGAAATTCAACAAAAAATGCTTGAACGTATGTTGTCTCAAAAGAATAGCGGTTCAGTGTCAGCTGACGCGCCGACAGGATTTTTAGATACAACTTATAATACTTCCCGTCGAGCTATATCAAACTTAGCTAATATCCCAAACGTGTCAATGGCAGAAGATTTTGCTACTTTAGCAAAACTTAAAAGAGAACGCGAAGCAAAAGATGCAGAACTAGAAGCTAAAGGAGAAGAGCGGCCTTGGTGGTATAAAATACTTACTTGGGAGAGAGCTGGCAAAGAAACTGCGGAAGAGTTAGATGCGTTAGCGGCTGACAAAGCAGGAGACGCATACGACAGAGCAAGATGGGCGCAAGAAAACTTTCCTATGTCCGAAGCGGGACAAAATCAACTTAGAGAAATAGTAGAAACTGATACGTGGTTCGGTCAAGATGGAGCAATTATGAAAGCTCTTTCTAGCCCTCTAGTCACAAGTTCTGCTATGTTGCAAGTTGCAGGAGAACAATTACCAACACTTGCGGCTGTAATGTTAACTGCAAAGAAAAATCCAAAGTTAGCAATGGGTATCATGGGAGGTTCTTCTTATCTCCAAGAACGTTATGGACAACTTTTAGAAGAAGCACAAAAAGCAGGATACGACTTAAGTAGACCCCAAGACGCGTTGAAAGCT